GGCCTTACAGGGTTTTCCGCTCGCCGCGGCTTCAAGGGCGATGGCGCTTACAGCGTCGCCCGCAGCAGCGACAACGGCTTTGCCGGTTGCATCGGGCTTGAGCATGTTGCCCGCCTTAATCGCTGCGCCCGCAAGCCAGTAGGTGATGTCTTTGATCTGGATGTGGAGCGGGCCGCCAACGGCAACAGCATCTTCGTCGGCAAGAACGATTCCAATGATGGGGTCGCCCGCCGCAGGGAGAATCAAGTTGCCGCTTGAATCAAACTTGACGGCCAGCAGGCCGGGGGAACTAATGGCTGCGCCTGCCGTTCCTCTGATGGTCGGCGAGTTGTCGATAGGATGGGTGAGATAGGTCATGTGTGTTCTCCTTTCTTCCGCTACTGTGAATTAGCGGGACTTTTCGTACTCCTGCACAAGTTCGGGATGGGCGAGGCAAGCGGAATCGACGGCATCAGCCCAGCGCATACCGGGCTTGGACTTGATGATCTCCTGTGCGGCGGCTTCGATCTTGCCCCAAGCATTGTCTCCAGCTCCACTCTCGGTGCCGCGCTTGCCGATTTCGCTGAACACGCCGGACTTCTCGATGGCGGCAAGATTGCTGTCAAGGATGCTAATCATGTCGTCGTAGGCAGTGCCGCCAGCAGCCTTGAGGCTCTTGAGCAAAGGCACGAGTTCCTCAGGTTTCTTACCAAGCAGCTCGTACTTCTTCGCCACGGCGGTGAGCTGCTGGGTTTCGACCTGATCGCGGAACTCGCGGGCCTTGCGCAGCTCTTCCTGAACAACGGGGTGCAGGCCCTTGTAAATGTCACCGTCGACAGTCGGAGCGGCATGGGGTTCGGCGGCCTGCTCGGAGGCGGCATCATGTGTGTCTTCGGTGCCAAATCGCTTGGCAAGGTCATCGAAAGTGGCCTTCTCTTCAGGGGTCATTTTGCTGGTATCAAAAATCACGTTGGTCTCTCCTTCCTGCTGAATAGGTTCTGGGTCGGGATTGTCGCTTCCTGTGAACGGGACTTCGAGCGATCCCGCGTGTTCTTCCGTGGTTTCGCTCTTTTGCAAGGTGCCGCCAAATACGGAAGCGATATCCTCTTTGATTGCATCTGCGACCTGATCGGCTGTCTGCCTAATCATTTCGGACTTCTGCGCATCATCAAGGTCTTTATCGTTGATGATGGCATTGATGCTTTCGCACATGGAATCCGATATGCGGTAGATGGTACTGCGAGTGTCGCGGCTTTCTTCAACCTGATCGAACGTCATGGCTTCTTTGCTGACCGGGGAAGCGTGAAACATCTTGGCAATGAAAGCACCAAGGCGTTCAAAAAATGCCCGTTCTTCGGATGAAGATTCGGGCATGTTGTCTGGCGCTTCGCTTTCGTTCCGTTTCGCAAGTCGAATGTGTGCGAATTGATTTGCTCCCTGATCTACAAAGTCAACTTTGCGGAGTTTTAGGTTTCGTAGCTTGTGGGCTTTGCTCATTCGTTGCCGCCTCTTTCCTCTTCAATTTCCTGACGGACTGCTTCACCCTCTATAGAGAACATCCGATAGGTACCATCCTTGACTTTGGCCCATACATCATCGTCCATTACCTTGAGGCCAATCCACCAGCCGTAGGGCAGCGTCCCTTCCGGGATGCCCATCGCCTGCATCTTTGCTGCCGTGAACACGACGCTCTCAACGAGTACCGCCACGCCTCCGCGCTCGTGCATTTCGCCGCCGTCGCGGTAGAGGATGACGTAATCGTAGACGGCATTCTCAAGGTCTTCGATGTCGATGATGTCGCCTTGGTAGTCCTGGACTACACTTCCATCTGCCTGCTGGGCGATGGAAGCCCAGCCAAACACCATGTGCCGCTCTTCGTCGGCTTTCTGGACGGTAAGCAATCCCTTGGTGACCGGGGCGGGTTCAGCTCGCGGCCTCTGCCGGTAGAAATCCGAAAATGTGTGTTTCATAACTTTCTCTCCCCAAAATGAAAAAATCCCCGTCCCCTTTTCGGGGCCGAGGGATGTGGGTTCAGGTGAATCAGACCATGCCTGCCTGTTTGCGATACCAAACGCAGACATCATCAATGCTGTGCAGCAGCTCGGAAACTTCCTCCGGCAGCGTGTGTCTCAGCTCCCGGTCGAAGGTTTCCAGCGTCAGCGGCTCAAACACCAGCGCCTTGTCGAAAGCGTTGGTTTTGAATACGATGCCGCTCTTGAGGTTCTTTTCGATCTTCCCGCGTAGCATGTGGCTGCGTTCGTAGTCGTAGTAGCAGAGCAGTCCTTCTTTGTTGGTGCAAAGGCCGATTGCTACGGCGAGGATTGCCTTGCCGCCCTTCTGCCTCATGGTGTAGGGGGTTCGTGGGTCGCAGCTCTCAAGGGCGAAGAAGCTTTCTCCGAACGTTCCCTTGATGTACTGCGTCCGCTGCTGCTTGTCAAGCATTACAACTCACCGCCTCCGACTTTGATAAACTGTTCCAGCTTGATTCCGTTGATCTCCGTGATTCCTCTGCTGTGGAGGGAATCAATGAGTTCCTGCTTCTTTCGCGGGCTGTTGCACCTGATCTCCGTCATGTCGGAAAGGCTCACGCTCTTTCGGAACATGGTTTCATTGGAGCTGCAATAGCGGCGGTTCAGCGCGTCGAAGTGGGCCGATGCCGCTCTGCGATTGCTGAACGTGCTGCCCTGCGTCGTGCCGAACTCATCGCCGGTGTAGGCGTACCAGTCCGTGCGGCCGAGTATCTTGCGGTCGAAGATGAACTGATAGTCACCGTGGGCGAAGCTGTCGTTGAAATACTCCGTCCCGACATTCTTCTGCATGGCAATTCGCGTAAACACGTTATCCGCGCCGCCTGTTCCGATGTCCGAGCCGACCGAAGCGCCGCCTGTGAGGATGCCGCGTTTCAATCGCTGCGCCGAGGCAGTCATTTCGCCCGATTCGATGATGTAGGTGGCGCTGGTCTTGCTGCCGACACCCGACCATACATAGGCTACGCCCTTCTTCTTTGCGAGGTCTGCTGTGGCCTGATCGTAGAAGGTGAAATAGCCGTCTGTGACCTTGACCAGCTTGAGCTTATCCACGCGGGCTTGCGTAATGCCCAGCCTGCTCAAGGCGATCTGGATGTCTGCATCCGTGCTTTTCAGCGGGTCGAGTGTTCCGGCGAGCGCCGGGTCGTTCTGCCAAATCAGGCGCATTTTTTTGTAGCGGTCGAGGGCTTTGGTGTCAACGTCATCGAAGATGTCGGTGAGCTGCGCCTTTGCGAGTAGGGCGCGGGCTTTCTGTGCTGCGTCCTTTCCATCGGAGCTGAAAACGCGAATACTGAACTCACCCATCATGGCGCGGGCGTTGTGTTCGCAATCCTTGCCAGTCAGGATGAGCAGGTCATCGCCGTCCCTGATGTAGCGCGTCGGGATGCTGTAGCGGTTCACGTTCGCGCTTGTCAGTTCGAGGACGGGCTTCGTGTAGTCGATTTTGCCGGTCGCGCCGTGGAAAGTCCATTGGTCAACATTGCTGCTGGGGAAGCCGTTCTGAGCCGAGAGCCAGCGGCCATGCGTGAGCTTGCCGCTCAGCTCGTAGCAATCCCTTCCGTCGATGTTGATCTTTCGGAGGTTGGTTTGCATACCTTCCAGCGCTGCCTTATCTGAAATCAAGGATACGCCGCGCAATCCGCTATTGTCAAGGGCCTCATCGAAATCGTCCATCGCGTCGCCGAGCTGCGTGATGCCGTCAATCTTCGGGCGGCTGCCCGTTGCTGCAGGTTTGGCCGCTGCCGGGGCTGTGGCTTTCGGCTTCTTCGGAGTGGTTCCAATGCCGTAGGCGCGGGCCTTTGCGTCTGCGACGATCTGGGCGGTCTTTGTCGGGTCGGAGATCGCGTCCACAAGTTGCGTCTTGTTCATGTTCCAAGCGTACTTGATGCCCTGCTTCTGTGCGAGGGCTTTCAGATCCGTCAAGGACATGCTTTGCAGGGAGGTGGAAGACATCGCCGTACCTGTGAGCGGTGCTTTGCTTGCTGCCGCTGCCGCTTCGTCGGCAAACTGGAATACCGTCTTCGTGCCGGTGCGCTGCGTAAGGATATCGCTGTAGAAGTCCCTAAAAGAAGAACGCAATCCCTGCTTTCGGGCAAGAATATCGTCCAGAAGAGCTTCCGCCTTGCCTCCCTTGCCGTGAAGCGCCTCCGCGTACTCTCTGAATATCTCTCTGTAGGTTGCATCAGGGACTGCTTCAACGCGCTGGATATACGGAAGCACATCGTTAAGGTCGATGTCGATGTCGCCATTTGCAAATTTGCGGTAAAGGGTGTTGTAGATCGGCTCCGTTTCCCCATAACTCGCGTTAGGATGGAAGCTGTAGCTCATCTTCTTCGCAGACGGATTCGTGATGTAGCGGAAAGCCTGTTCCTTGTCAACGCCAACCAGCTTGCCGGTGCTGTTGACGCGCAGGAAGTTCCCGCCGTGGCTGTCGTAGTTGCACATCAGCCAGTCGGTCACGTTTTCGCGCTGTAGCTGGGCAATAACGCTTGCATCCGGGGTCGTCCCTCCGAAGCCACCCTGCCAGCTCTTGAGATCGAAGCTGCCGTCCGTGTCCTCAATGCGGAGCTGGGCTGCGCCGAAGCGCGACCCTTTGGGCGTATCCAGCGTGAGAGCCTTGACTGGGACTGCTGTGTCAGGGTCTACGATGCCCTGCACCTTGTATCCCGCTTCCTGCACATAGGCTCTGAACGGTTCCTTGTGGCCTCCAAACTTGCTTTGCGCAGGCTTGAATATCCATTCGTGACCGTCTGCGTCGGTGTACTGGTGCATTTCGCCGGTTCCCATTTTCACGCTGCTTTTGTAGCTGAGTGCGCCGGGGTCGGGTGCTGTGGGTATCGTCGGCTGCTGTGGCTGCGCCGGTGTGCTGTTCTGGGCCGCTGTGGAGGCCGGAGCAGGGACGGGCTTGAGGACTTTGATGTTCTTATAGCCTACGGCGCAACGGCAGCGAGGATGCGCAGGAGGGAGTTTAACGCCTATTGAGAATGGCGCGTCAATGGGGACTGTCTCTCCGTCGATGGCTCCGCACTCATCGCATACCAGTTCATCGGCTGCCGTGAGCCAATACTTTTCTACGCCGGGGTCGAAGTAGCCGTCTTTGATGTTCTGCTGAACAACCGCGTCGGCTGCTGCGTTGTAGGCGTAGGCCATTTCCGTCTCTGCAATGGTCTGCGCTCTCTGTCGGTGGACTTTTGCGGCATAGGCAGCCTGCTTTTTCAAGGCCGCCTGTGGGCTGTAGCCCTGATCTATCAGGTTGTCGTAGTAGTGCTTGACGTACTGCGCCTGCCGCTGCGTGAGGCCCACACAAGGGCGAATGGCTCGCGCAAGCTGGTCGACCGTCATGGTGTCGGTCATGGATGCCTGCCGCACGAGGGCGTTGATCGCGTTGTACTGCGTCGTCGTTACCTGCTGGATGAGCTTGCCGCCGTGGGTCTTGATGTAATCATCCATCAGGCCGATTTGAGGGTCGAAGATCGCTCCGGCGTACTCTCCGGCGAGGTCAATGGCCGCCTGCTTTACCGCCTTGTCAACCATCGGCGCGTAGTGGTCGATGATGAATTGGCTGTAATCCTGCTGCCATTTGGTCAGGTAGCTCAACGGGAATTGGCCTTGGTGGATGGCTTCGTGCAGTTCCTTGTAGGTGACTGCGTTCTGCTGCTGGTTGATCTGGTGATGCAGAAAGGTGGCGAGCTTCGGGCTGGAAGCGTCGATGAAGGAGTTGAGCTTATCCAGCACCGTCTGCTTGCTGGGCATGGCCTTTGAGAATACAACAATCATCAGCGCTCACCACCCTTCCAGCGGTCACTCTTTGATCTCTTCCTCGTCCTCCGGGGCAATGTCTTCCGTGTCGATGTGCTTCCCTGCGTCCCCGTCCTTCTTCTCACGGGCTGCGCGGCGCCGCTGGGCGCGGGCTTCCTGATCGAACTGACGGGCCTCCATGCGTTCCGGGAGCTTTGCGATCTGGCGGGCGAAGTCTTCGAGGTCTTCGTCCGGCATAATCACGCCACAGCCGGTGAGGTCTTTGATGTAGGCTGCAAAGTCCTTGAGGTTCGGTGCTTCCACATCGCCGTGTACGATCTTCGGGTAGTCGGTGATGCCCTTGAAATGCTCTGCGTTCATGCCAATCAGCCGGGGGATTCCCTGATTGTTGAAAACTTCGCAGATGATGTCCAGATAGGTGCCGAGCGCCATGCTGAACAGGTGCGTCTTATCGCTGCTGAGTGCGAAGCTGCCTACCTGCTGATGGCCCAGCAGGAGGAAGTCGCTCATGGTACTCATGGCGATGCGGGAATCGTAGCGCTCGACGACCGCGTTGGTGTCGAACTGCCGCTTGCCGCTGGAAGCCAGCAGCTCAAGCGTCCAGCCGAAAGGCTTGACGATTCCTTCGGTTGCGTCGCGGCGAATGTTGCGGACAATGGCTTCTGCCCGCTTCCGCATTTCATTCATCCGGGGGTCTTCTGCGTTCCAGATGTCATACTGCTCCGGGGGTGTCAGCACCGGGAGGCCAGCAAGGTCTCTCTCGATGCCGATGCCCTCGATTTCCTGAATCCTGCGCTTGAAGTACCAAGCCCGGTATGCAGATCGGAGAATGCTGCGCCCTTCGGGGTTGTTCTTTCTGCTCTTCGTGCGGAAGTGCAGCGCCTTTTCGATGGGGATGGTCGCCATCCTGTAATCAGGCGGCGGGAGCTGCGTCATGCCGGTCAGGTTGTCTGCTTCGTCGTACTCCCAGCGGAACAAGGTTTCTTGTGCTCTGATCGGGAGCTTCTGCCAGCCGATCAGGCCGTCCGTGAATTTGCTGTTCTGCCGGGGATCGCGGCTGTTGCCGGTTCGGCGCTTGTAGACAATCTCGTGATAGCTCCAACCGTAGGCGAGGAAAGAAAGGATTTCGGAGATCGTGTCCGTCCATGTGTCCTGCATATCGTTCATGCAGCTCTCCACGAACTCTGCGCACTCCCTGTCCTTTGCGCTGTCGCCTCCGGGCTGAACATTCCAGTCCGTTTGTCTGATAAGGGTCTCGATGGCATAAATGATCGCGCCGCATATTTCGTCGTTCTCCGACATTTCCCGGTAGACCTCGATTCCGCGCTTGCCTTGCAGCTCTCGCAGAAACTCTTCCGAGAACATGCCAGCGTATCGGCGCTGGCCGATTCTGCCATATTCCTTCATGCTCGGCATGTATAATCACCTCACTTCTGCCAGTAGCTGGGCTTGTCGTTTCCGTAGTCCTTCGGGGGGGCGCTGGTGGGTGCGCTGTTGATTTCAGTCTCAAGCGCATATCTCAGCGCGTCGATAAGGTGGTTGTTCTTGTCCACGGGGACGCGGAGGCTGTTGCCGTCCTTATCCTTTCGCCATTGGTAAAGGGTCAGCTCATTGCGCATATTCTGGCAGCACTTGTCCACGACGATTTCGTAGCCTTGCAGCCATTGGATGCCGTGAATGACGCTGTCCGGGCCTTTCTTGCTGGCGATGGCGTTCACGCCGAGCATACGCAGCTCCGCGATGGACTTTGTCTCCGCGCAGTCGCAAGTGACGGGGTTGAAGCCCGCGAAGGGCTTGACCTCTTTGGCGAGCTGCGTGTTAATCAGGCCGCGCTCGTAAATCTCATCGAGGATGAGGATGCGCTTCTTCGCCCGCTCAAATCGCACCTTGATAACGGCTGCCGGGTCGGAAGAGAAGCCGAAGTCGAGGCCGAAATACAGGCTGCCCGCGATGTCTTTATACTCGGCAAGGTCTTCTGTCTTCCAGTTGCGGAAGATGACGTCGCCGAGAATACCCCAGTTGCCGTAGGTGTAGACATTGCGGAAGTATTCGTCCTTTTCGCTTTCGAGCGCTTCGTGGTCTTCCGGCGCGAGGAAGCGGTTGTCCCTGTGCGTGGTCTTGAGGATCGAGAGCTTGTCCGTAGCTGCGTAGTTCTTCGTGTCGTCCCAGATGGAGAAGAACTCAAGGTAAATCCAGTGGGTGATGTATACGGGGTTGAACGACATTGTAAAGCGCTTCTTGAAGGCTGCGCGTCCGCGCAAGCGTTTGTCGAGCTGCTTGTAGTCGCCATAGTCGCACTCCGTGGCCTCCTCCATCCAGATGTCCGTGAACACGCCCTTGGCCGGGGTGATGGACTTGATCTTTTCGACGTCGTCAAGACCTGCGAAGACAATCTGTGCGCCGCTGTGCTTGGCCTCGATAATCATGTCGCTCTGGCGGATGCGGAACTGGTCTGTCAGGTTGTACCGGGAGATCACTTTCATAATCTCGTTCCAGCACGAGCCTCGAATGGTCTTTGCGACCTTTCGCACGACGATGTAGTTGCGCCCGGCGAGGCAGTCCAGCACGGCGCGTGTGGCGAGGAAAAAGCTCTTGCCGCTTGAGGAGCCGCCGTAGTAAAGCTGGTAGCGGTGGTCGTTCTGGAGGTGCCTGTAATAGACCTTGTTGAAGGCGCTGGGCTTTACTCTAATACTCAGCATCGTCCTCACCCTCGATCACGATCTCGACCTCATTGCCACCGTCCCGCTTGCTGCTTTCGTCCATTCCAGCCTCTGCCATTCGATTCATGCGTTCGATCTCCGTGGCCTTTGCTAGAAATGCGAGCTGCATCTTTGGCGAGAGCGTTGCCACGTCAAGCTGCTCCAGCGCCTCCAGCGCTTTTCGTTGCAGCGTCATGGCGATTCTGATGTGTCTGTTCGTCATGTTGCGCACTTCGCGGACGGCTTGATCGTGCGCCCGCTTGTCCAAATCCCGGTCGTATGCGCGAGCACGCTCTGGCCAGTTGTGGTTGCTGCTCCATCTTCCGATCAGCGTCAAACTCTTGTTTAGCTGCTGTGCGACCTTCCTGACGGAGCGCTCTACACCCATATCACGGTAGATGGCGAATGCCTCAAACGCCTTTGCGCTTTCTCCCGGCTGCTGTTCCCATGGGTTCTCAGCTTCTTGGCGCTTCGGCATATCATCACCTCCCGTCAGCGAATGGCGGTCGGCTCTGCGCCTGTAATCCAGAACAGCGTATTCTCCGGCTTCAAGCCGCTTTTTGCGAACCATGCCATGGTCTTCGCTTCGTAGTTCGGGTGGAGTTTGATACCTCCCCAAACAGAACAAAACGGCTCTTCGTAAGAAAAGCCGCGTGTATGGAATAAGTCGTGGTAGTGGAATGGTCTGTCTGCTCCGTACTTCTGCAGCGTCTCATGAATCAGCTTTCGTCTGTCTGGGCCTGTGGCTACCAGATGGACGTTCCTGACGTTCTTGTGATACTGCTTTAGTCCGGCCAGCACTCCGATGGCTGTGATTCCACTCCCGCATGTGAGAACGAGGTTGTCGATCTCATCCGGGATATTCCGCACCTGAGCTGCTACAGCTCCGAGCAGAATGTCCTCGTGTTCTTGGAGATTGATGCCATATAATACTATATAGTCTCTTTTATCTTTTACTCTTTGTAGTCTTTGAGCTATATAATATAATATACTACTACGGCCACTCTTCGCCGCAATGGTGATCTTTGCGCCGTACCTCATAGCCAGTCTCGGCATCGGCAACTGCCTGAGGGTTTCGGGCTTTGTGCCTCCGTAAAGGATTTGGCATTCCAGCCCGAAAGCCTTTGCCGTGGCTGCTGTGATCGGTGCTTGCGGTGAGTGAATTGAACAGCAGGTGACCAGTCCTTCGTATTCCCGATGGATCTTGTTCACCAGCAACATGCATTGCCGCAACTTCCCGCCGTTGACCTCTCCGGCTCCCAGCGGAGTGTAGAGGTCTTCGCGCTTGAAGAGCATCCCGTCCACCTGCTGCACCGGTGTCAGGTAATGCAGCTTTTCGCTATTCATTTCCCTTGCCGAACAGCCTTTTGTAGTAATCGGGCTTCGAGCTGAGTTCCTCCTGCATCAGTCCGTAGAAGGACTGCTTTGCGATCTTGCCGGATGTTCCTGCGCTCTGCCGCAGGCTCTTGAAGCACCCCCCCCGTCCCAACGGTTTTCATCCGTTCGGTCGGCTCCGGGTTCTTCCCGTTCACGATAATGCAGAGGTTGTAATCGTTGCCCTTGAATCCGGGCAGATTCTCAATGCCGCAGCAGCACATATCATCGCCCATAGCCCGGAGCCTGTTTTCGCCGCTGAAAAACCGCAGACCGTTTCTGTGGGCTTCCTGCTTGATTCGCAGGAAGTCTCTTTCCAGCACGTTCTTCGGGTAGCAGCTGTCGCCGCCGATGCGTACCATTCCAGGCTTTGCTTTGGAGAACTTCATACCCTCGGCAACAATCCCGTAAACGCCTGCTTCCTTGAGGCGCGGGAGGTTCGCCATAACATCGTTGAATACCTCCGGCATATAGGGCTGAATGCGGACGATAACGCGCTTGACGTGGGCCGCAACCGCCCTGACGATTTCCAGCCGTTCCTCGTAGCTGGGCGTTCCGGGTTCCAGCTTGTCGTACTTGCCGCAAACCATGCTCACCTGCACAACGCAATTACAGCGGGCCAGCAGGTCGAGGTATTCCGGGTGTGCGACGAGACGGCCCTTCGTGCTGACCACGAACGGGTACTGCGTCTCGGCGAAAATCTTGAGGCATTCGTAGCTGACGCGCTCCTTCAGCTCAATCGGCTGGAAGGGGTCGCTCATGCCACCCCAATGGATGGGGATATTCCAGTCTACCCAATGGGTTTCATATCCGCGCTTTCCCTCGATAAAGTCCCTGAGGGATTGCGGGGTGTCGCCCTTGCGAATCTTGGAGATGTCGGTCTTCTTCTGGGCGAAGCAGTACCGGCATCCATGGCTGCATCCAACGTAGGTATCAAAGCGTACCGGGAGATTGCACAGGATGACCTGACTTCCGCAACTGCATCCCATGTCTCATTCCTCCCTTCGGGCCGCCTCAATCATGAGTTCGACCAGCTCTTCTTTGCCGTGTTCCTTGATGTAGCCGAGGATTTCGTCCTTCATTTCGACCGGGAACTCCAACGTGACGTTGAAGGTCTCTTCGATCTCTCCCAGCTCTCCGTCGAGGAAGTCTTCGTCCAGCGCATCCTCGATACGGCTGGTGAGCGCTTCGATTTCCGGCAGCGTAAAGCCGGTGTCCTGCGCCCGGTTTCCAAGGCTGTTCATCAGTTCTGCCAGCTTCCCATCATCCCATGCGCCCTGCGCCTTGTTGAGGGCGATGTTGAGCTGCTTCTCCTGCATTTCGTCAAGGTTGACCACCGAAACATACACTTCCGTATGGCCGAGGTCTTCTTCGACGGTGAGGCGCTGATGGCCACCGACAACGCGGTTCGTCCGCTGGTTCCAAATGATCGGGATAACCAGACCGAACTCCGTGAGGCTGTCCTTGAGGGCTTCGTACTCATCGTCTCCGGGTCTCAAATCGACACGGGGGTTGTAAGCTGCTCTGTCCATATCTTTTATGAGCTTCTTCTGGATAAGCATTACTCTTCACCTCCCGTTATCTGTGTAGTAATAATATCTCTAAGGGCCTCTTTGCCCTCTTCCGCAATGAAATCGTCAATGACTTCCTTGCTGCTCATCGGGAATGTGAACGTGACCGCGAAGGTGGTCTGTTCGTGGCTGCCAGCGTCGGAGAAATCGTCGTCCATCAGGTTGTCGATGTGATCGTATTCCTGCGTGAGGCTTTCCAGCTCCCACTCGTCAAAGCCCGTGGCCTCAATGGAGCCGGTGGCCTCCTTGATCTCCACAAGCAGGTCTGCCAGCTTTGCCGTGTCCCAATAGCCCTGTACGCGGTTGAGCTTCGCGCAAAGGATTTTTTCGTCCTCATCGCTCAAATTCACGATGGAGACGTCGACCTCTTCCTCTCCGCGATGCGCAAGGATTTTCGCCCGCTGGTGACCGCCAACGATGCGACCGCTGCGCTCATTGAACACAATCGGCTCGACCATGCCGAAAGTTCCGAGGGAGTTCTCGATCTTCTCCCACTCCCGGTCTCCCGGCTGCAGGTCTTTTCGGGGATTGTATTCTGCCGGCATCATATCGGCCAGCTTCATCCTCCCGTATTTGATATCTGCCACTTCCTGCACCTCTCTTTCTGTTTTGCATATAAAAAAGCAGCACCCGGCTAGGTACTGCTTCCGCTTGATTATAATTATAGCATCGTCTTTTTCATTTGTGAAGGTAGCAAAATCGTGGGTACGGGGGTAGCAAATCGGTATTTCGATGTTTCACGTGGAACAATTCGCATATCCGTTTTGAGTCTGCGCAGAAAAATCGTCACTTCGCCATTTCGAATATCTTCGCAAGAGCGTCTTTCTTGAGGCGGCGCAGCAAATCCTTCGAGCAGTTTTCCCCGTATTCCTCCCTGTAGCGGGCATTGATTTCCCGGTAGGTCATTTCGTCGAAATAGCACCTCTCGATCATCCAGCGCTCTTTGGCCGAAAGGCCCTTGAGCCACGCCTGGACAAAATACACCACAAGGCTTTTCTCACGATGCTCCGCTTCCAACGCGGCGATCTCTTTGTTCATGGCTGCGATGTCGTCCGTCATAATGCCGGTTGCGAGCATGATCGCAATGCGCTCCGTGGGGTTTCCCATCGTGGTTCCGTGCGGCATCCCGTCCGGCTGCTTCCCGCTGCCGTTGATGAGGTCGTCGCGGGCATCCGCTTCCGCGATCTTGATGCTCACTTTCAGTCCCTCAATAACGGCCTCAATATAGCTGCACCTTCCGAGGTACGCCTTATAATTTTTCAGCATTTCCTCTGCTTTTCCAGGAATCATGGTCACATCACCTCCGAAGGTTTTTAGAAGGGCAACTCGTCATCATCGACCTGCTGGAATCCCTGATTGGCATAGCTCTGGGGGGGCTGCTCTGCCGGTGCTGCGCTCTGGTTGTCCTGCTGTGCAGAGGACAGGAACTCGATCTTGTCCACGACAAATTCCGTCGTGTAAATGCGCTTGCCGTCCTTCTCGTAGCTGCCGGTCTTGACGTGGGAAATGACCAGAATCTTACGGCCCTTCGCCAAATACTTCTGGGCCAGTTCTGCATTCTTCTCGTAGGCGACGAACTGAATGAAATCAGCATCCCGCTGGCCCTGCTGGTTCGTGTAGGGGCGAGTAACTGCCAGCGTGAATGTACAGCGGAGCTTGCCATTGCTCATGGCTTTGGCTTCGGGGTCTCTGGTGAGGTTGCCTGTGAATCTTGCATCGTTCATGGGGGCCATCCTTTCTTGCCATCTGTGGCGGCATCTGAGCGCCATCCACTTCCGGCCTAACTCTTTATCGTACTGTGCTGCATCGGCAGCAATAGGACGGTTTAACCTTGTTTAACAACTATCAGCACTTCTTTCCGTGTTTGTACGGGCGGCTTTTGTTGTATTCGTGCTTCTCGGCCATCAGTTTCTCCGGGTCGACGCCGTTTTCTGACAGCCAGAAGAATACCAAGCCAATCGCCGGTTCGAGCGGTGCGAGAGCCTGCGCTTTGTTTGTGAGGGCGAAGGCTCTGCCTGCTGCTTTGGCCGTAAGACTGTGTAACGCGCATACCAGCGTAGGGAGCGAGGTGTCCTTCGTGAGCGTGGGGTTGTTCGTGCGGATGCGGTTGATCAGTTCCACGGTAGAAGTGCTGCTACAGGTGCGTCCATACTTTCCAAACAGATCGAGGATGCGGATGCAGCCGTCGAGCAGCTCCACCGCAATTCCCTCTGGCTTCTTGCCGCGATGCGGGCAGGTGTTCTGCACCTCGTAATTCAGGCAATCGCCAAGGTCTTTCGGGTCGCAGGGCTTCGGGGTGGCGTGTTCGATCTCCTTGCACTCATACCAGATCATCGGCCTGTCTGCCCGGTACTCTTCCAGCGCTTCAGACCATTCGGAGTGAATGAGGGCAGCGCTCTCCGTGATGTCGCGTTCTCCCTCCCAGAAGCCGTGATCGACGGCATTCCGATGGACTTCTTTCAGGAATCGGTTGAGGTTCATCTGTGTCTCTCCTTTACAGCCAAGTTTCTACGATGATGGGGTCGTCCTTTTCGCTGCGCGGCACCTTGTAGAAGATCTTCGGGATGGTGGCGCGGGCCTCTTCCAGCGTGTCCTTTACGGCGACAAGGCGGGTGGGCTGCTGCCCATCGAACAGCCTGACGACGAACTTGTCCGGGAAATCCTTCGGGTTTTTGAAAACAACGAAATTCGGGAATACCTTCGTTTTCTGATGCCAGTCCACGCCCAGAAAGTTCTCCACAACCACGCTCACGCGCTGGTCTTTGAGCATCTTCCGGGCCAGCGGATTCAGGTTGCCGGGTTTATAAATCTTCGTCTTCATCGTAGGTTCCTCCAAACATCATGCCCGCAAACGGGCATTCCTTCTTCGACGGGCAGGTGTAATCGAACATGTAGGTCGATTCAATATCCCTGCGGAGCTGGCAATGTTTCGCTTCGGCTCCCTGCTTCTGGCAGCAGAAACACTCGAAGTCCACCACGCGCTGCGTGATTCTCTCCAAGGCTCTCTGCGAGACATAGGTGAATCCGTCCGTGTCTGTCCTCGCATGGGGGGCTATGGCGTTCCTGACGTTGACGAGGACTTCGGTGTTGGTCAGCTCCTTCTGGATGACTGCGAGCTTTTTCTTTGGGATCGTTCTCAAGATGCCTTTCATCAGCTTTTCCGAGACGGCCATAATGAGCTTCAGATCCCGCCAGCCTCCGGGGATTTCTCGGACGCGCCGCTCAAGCTGCTCTGCGTTTTTGTTGAATGTGCTGACGATGCCGAACAGCTCTCTCGTGGCGTAGTATTCACGCTCTGAGAAATGGAATCTTCCGTCTGCATCTTTTTCTGGGGGTCTGGTTGCCATTCCAACAAGCTCCTTTCGCAAGCGTTCAGCGTCGTCTCAAGGATGTCCCGCTCCTTCTTCGTTGCCCGGTACAGAGCGCATAGCGCGTCGTGTCTACCGTCCAAGAAGCGGATGCGTCTCGCATAGCGCTGTCGGTCGTGGTCGGCCTTTTCCAACTTCCGGCGCGTGGCTGCGTGTTCCCGGCGTTCCATCGTCAGGAGCATTTGCAGGCGCCGATTTTCATTCTCAACCTGAGAGAGGTCTTCCCGCTGCCCGTATTTGCTACGGCACCTCAAACAGACCTGTCCATACCCTTCCGGGAGCGTTATTCCGCAGATGACACATTGGCTCATCGGTATGTCCTCCCGGTTTCGCGGTCACGGACTTCGATGCGGGCAACGAGATCGAAGCCAGCAAGGTCGATAGTGTTTTTCAGCACCTTTATGAGCTGATTGCACCGAGCGTCGGCTGCTTCCTGCTTCTCGTAATGCTCTTTCATGACGCTGGTGAGAGCGCCGTGGGTCGTGGGGTCGGCATATCCTTCTGCGTTTCGATAAGGTACGCCATAGCTGCGTTCGTCCTTATCCACAAACACACCTCCCGCAGCTCTCAAGTTCATGGCAGACGCCGCCGTGGTAAATGCACATGGGAACGAGATCGCCGGAGAGTTCCGGCATGGCCTTTTCCGCTTCATCGCACATCATCCGGGCGACCTGCTGCGTCCGCTTTGCTGCGCGGCCGCAGAGCCTCTTGTTTGCGAAGGTCATCAGCTCCTCGGCGTTGCAGTAGAAGATCATATCCACCGGTGTATTCCGGGGGGCATTGTCGCCATCCATCCGTTCCTGCCGGTCGTTGCGCAGGCTGGACACAAACGGGACTGCGTGGACGTGTCGGGCAAGGTGGGTGGCGATGTTGCTCGGAATATCTTCGATCAGGAACGCAAAATTCAGAACGCGGACGGGGCTGTGCCGCGCATGGAGTACATCGCGCAGGAGTTTCGAGGACGGAGGCTTCTTCGGAGCCTCTTTCCTGCCCATAGTAACCCAAATGCAATGCTTGAACAGCAGCAATTCGCGTTCTTCCGGCTTGTAGATCAGTGTGACTTTCATGGTATTTCTCCCTTCATGGTTCCTCTATGTTGTCTGGCATATCGCCAAATCTTCCATTCAAGCAAAGGGCCGTCGCGCAGAGCGCGATATTCATCAGTGTTGGAGTAAGGGCGTTCCAGTCCACGCTTTTCACCTGTCTGCGCTGGCCTGCATCCTTCTGCGTCGCCATTCTGATAAGGCGCGCAACGTTTTCCTTGAGGTTTTCTTCGTCGGCGTTCGTGTTTCCGTGCTCTCTTGCAACCCAGAACATTGACCACATGGCATCCTTGCATCCCTGTTCCCAATCAATTACAGCCATTGCTCTGCTCCATCTCCGAAAGCTCTTCCTCTCCATGCTTCCGTACATCCACGAGCGATTGTCCCTCTTCGATTCTGCACTCTGCCACCGGTTCGCCGCCCCAAGGATAGGGCTTGTCGAAGTGTAAGCCCCACCCACCTTCCGGGCGGTCGTGCCATGCCATCTGGTATCGCAGCGCGGTATAGATGTTCCACGCCCGGTGATGCAGCGCGTCCTTCTCGCATTTGGGTTGGCCGTAATCGTTCCGGCCAAAGATGATACAGGCGACGATCTTGAGAAGGTCGTTGGCAAGGTCGCGGCGCTGGCAGTATTCATCCACGCTCCGCACGTCCAGCATCAGCTCCGTGATGCGGTCGAACTGCCCGATTTTCAACCGGGCGTAAAGCTCCAAGGCGTTCTGCGCGACCTGCGCCTGTTCGCGGGTCAGCGTAAGGATATATTTCTCGTCACCATTCTTCATCGCGGTATTCCTCCGGGATATAGTCGTCGTCGAGCGGAGAGGATTCGTCTTCTTCGCTGCTGTAATCATCATCGATGATAGAGCGCTTTCCCCATTCAGAGTTTCCGATACGGCTCATAGACCCGCCTCCCTTCTGAACATGCAGTCATGGTAGGGGTCATGGTTCCTTGCGCAGTCCTCGCAGCACGCTTCGCAGACCTTTTCGCCGCAGGGAGCTTCTGCCCATTCCGCAGATACATCTTCGTTCGTGTCGAACATGGCGATAAGTTCACCGCAATGCTCGCAGTTGATGGGGATCCTCATTGAACATCAGCCCTCCTTGTCCATCTTCGCGCCGCATGTCGGGCAGAATTTCTTGATATCCGGGTCTCCGCAAAACGGACATTCATATCCAAATGGGAGCGTTGTGACCGGCTCTCCGTCTGAATTGCACCACGTTTCATAATGCGGAACAGGATTCCCATGCTTGATGATTGCCGCGTCTTCCGCTTCGGGAAGCAGCTCTATCGCATTTGTGCAGCGGGCGAACACCCGCGTCTGCCTGCTTGAAGCGGTGACGGCCATCTTCGTAAGTTCCTTGACGGCGGCTTCTCGATATATCAGCCCCTTTTTCACACTTCCACCTCCTGATAGAGGGCGCTGGCCTCTTTCTTCATGCCGTACTTGGTGTAGTAGTCGAAGAGGGCTTCGCGCTGCGCCTTGGTCATGGGGCGGTCGCCGGAAGTGAGGAATGGAACACCCTGCCGGGGATTGTGGAGAAGCAGCCACCCTTTCACAAGGACGAGGTAGTCCGTGCCGGTGTGCATATCGTTCTTCAAGACGTTCTCCCAATCATCATGCGCCCGGATGTAATCGCCAGCGAAGCGCTCGTGATCAGCCCATTCTACGGGGTGGAACTCTCCGTCAGGTGAAAAGAAGCCGTAAGGGGCGAATTCTTCCTCCGTCCCGATCATGCGGTCGATAAACTCTTGCGCGGGTGTCGGGCGCAGGAAGTCGATATTGCACTGGCATCCGCAGTCATCCCGCTTGAGTTCGCCGGTGATGACAAGGGCGAGTTCCTGCCATGCCTCCACGGCATCCTTCCGGGCCTGTTCCTCTTTCTTGAGGTCGTTCTGGAGCTTTGTGTATTTCCTGAAGAAATCGGACTTGAGCGGTTCGTCTGAACAGTCGCAGTAAACAAAGCTGCCATCCCGCGTATTTCCCTTGAAGTAGGAGCGTCCGAGGATGATGTCCTGCGCGATCTGCTCAATGCGCTGCTCCGTGAGACCGTTGCTCTTGAGCAGTTCTCCGACCGTCTCAACTACCCATTCAAATCCAATTCCCTCGTAGAGGAAGCGCTGACGGAGAAAATCCGTAAGCCAATCTCCGTCGATGGCGAATGATACGCTGCCCACAACACTCATGCTGCTCCCTCCAATCCCAGCTTGAAAGCGGATACCTCGTAGGCTGTTCTGGTGATACTGTCGCCGGTGGCCAGCTTCTTCTCGTAGTCTCTGGACTGGATGCGGCCGGAGATTGTGATGCGGTCGCCGGTGTGAAGGGTGGCTGCCCGCTGCGCGTTGCCTCCCCAAGTGATGACGGGAATGTAGTCGCTTTTCCCGTAGCCTCTGTTGACGGCAAGCATCATGTCGCAAATCTCTCTGCCGAAGGGAGTGACGCGGTAGATCGGCTGCTTGCAGATCGTCCCGGTGAGTTGAACTTCGTTCAACGTGCTTTCCTGTGCTGCTTCGATGCTCTGGGCGTGGATGTTGACAAACAATCTGCCCTTGTCGCCGACGACCTTGTTGTAGGTGCGGAGCTGGCCGGTGATCTGGACGGGGCCGTTTTCGATGGCTTGCGCCTGCTCGTAGAGGCGGCCCGGAATCGTGACGGGCAGAAGATCTTCCGCGCCGGAAAGCCTCTTGACCTTGAGGGTTCCGGCGTAGAACTTTTCGCCCATCTTCTCATGGCTAAGATAGAGCCCGTTCTGCAGTAGGCCGATGACCTCGACCGTGTTGGTATTGAACAGGATCGGCTTAATGTTCATTCTGTTCTTCCTCCCCGTAAGCTCGCCCGCAGAAAGGGCAATGATTGATTTTGCAGAAAAGGCGCTGCGCCTTCTCGTCTCCGGGTTGGTTGATCTCAATGACCAATTTTCCGTTATAGAAGCTGACAGACGCAATGCGTTGCGGGTCTACCGGGTGCTTGAAGGTGAGCATATCGTATTCGCCGTCTTTGTTGGAGTGGCAGAATCCGCAGAGCTGCTGGTCATTCATAGCCTCGCACCTCCCACGGAAATTCCTGCCGAAAGTCATCGCCCATCAGGCCGCGCAGGCTCTCCTTCATAAACACAGGGATATGGTTCTTGTCGCTATACTCAACGATATGCTCCACCCACTCGCGCTGCGTTGCGACCTTCCCTTTGCGGTTTCCCGTTTCCGCTCCGATGATGTGCCATTGTGCGCCGGTGCTGCCGATGTGAGCGCCGATGTCGTAAAGCAGCGGTTCAAAACTCACAAAGCGATTCTTCTCAGGATAAGCAGGGTAGTAAAAATCGCCAGCGTCATGCACCATCTTGCCGTGCAGGGCAAAGGTCGTCGGCCTGCCAGGTATCTCATGCGGCCCGTCATGGCCGGGCCAGTTGGAATGATCGAACGTCGCTCCAAACCAGAAGTTATCTCCTTTGGGCATGATTCCGGCGCGTTCAAGATGGCAATATCTGCCCGGATTCTTCGTCAGGAACAGGAAGCGGTGCTGCGGCGCAGCCTCGCACGCCTCAAACAACTGTTTTATCCACTCGTCCGGCACCCAGTTGCCGAACATGTCGCCCATGCTGCAAACGAATATGGTGCGCGGCTTCTTCCAGTGCTGAGGTTCGTCCAGCTTATAGCGGTGGAAGGTAGGCTGAAAGCCGTAAGGGTAAGGCTCCCTCTTGTTCCCGTGGAAGTCATGCCGAACAGGTTCCGAAAGCTCATATACCGGATGAGGTTCATCCACCGGCACAAGCAGTTCAAAGTCTGGCATAGCCATTGCAGTAGAAAACCGTTCCGCAATCCTGCGGGCGTAGCAGTATTTACAGCCGTGATTGCATCCCGTGACTGGGTTCCAACTGGAATCACACCAGTCTATTTTTGTCTTGTACCCCATGATGAGCCTCCTTCTTTTGCTTGAGAATTTTATCGAGGCCGCGCATCGCTCCGTCTATGTTGCCGGAAAGAATCTGGCCTCGCAGGGTCTTGAGCTGCTTCCGGGAGAGCTTTGACCGATGCTCTCCCAGCCGTGAAAGCGCGTTCCGCGTTGCCTGCTGTTCCATCGCGCTCACCAGTCCGTGAAATGGTAGTACGCCTTGCCGAGAGCTTCGCAAAGGGCAAAGGTCGGGAAAAGAACGACCATGATGGGCAGCAGGATGAAGTATGCCGTAAACCTCATGGAGAACCGGGCCAGCGCCCAGAGGAAGTAGTGGTTATGCATCAGCGTATCTCCTTTATCGGGTATTTCTTGATGATCTCAATGGCCTCCATGCCGAAGTGATCGCGGATGGCTTTGGCTTTATAGGCTGCGGAACTGTATTTGCAAGGGCCTGTGAAGTGGCCGTTTCTCTCGCAGGTCTGGTCGTTCGACCAGCGTTTGCAGGTTTCGCAATCCTGAAGTCGGTCGCGGAATATGCTGCCGGTCTTGAGATCGTTCTGCTCCGTTGTGGCGGCCATGATGAATGTGAGCTTTGCCCGTCGCGCGAGTTCCTGTAGCTCTTTGCTTTCGGGGTAATGCAGTTCGGAAAGGATCTTCACCAGCATAGCGAAGTCGTATATGGCCTCCGTCTCATACTGCCGCTTGTACCCGACGCTGCCCATTTGGATTATCCTCCGATGCCCAACTGCCAGATTTCAACCTCGACGCGGGGCTGCTCTGCATAGCGCTTGATGACTCTGCCATCCACGATCTGGGTGTCGTCGCAAAAGGCGATCTTGTTCAGCGCGTCGCATACGATCTTGCCGACGTTATCCCAATCAGGCTTTTTTGTGGGCCGGATGATATCACCAAGCATCAGGACGCGCTTTTTCTTGCTGGTACTTTTCGGGATGGGCTTGTAGGCCGTTACAAGCATCCCGAGTGCCGCGTCTCGGCTAAACATGAAGCCATCGCACTGAGCTTGGTATTCCATCTTCACGAGCGCCTCATAGTTAGCTGTTTTCTTTGGGGTAACGGCCCTGACATAAGGTCCGCGTGTATCAAACTTGGGGCGGCCTTTTCCGTTTGGCTCTCCAAGGATGATAAATTTCACTTTTCTTGGCTCATTCATGGCTCTTGCTTCTCCCTGTCTATCGCATAGTAGTGCATTGTTCTCTTGTCAAAGAGAACGCAGGCCTTTCCCGTGGTTCCCTGCCGTTGCTTTGCTATTCCAAGGCAAAGGTAGGTGAATCCCTTCTCGACGAAATTCTTGAAGTAGGGCTTGTCTCGTGGATCAACGTAATCGTCCTCCTCATCGTAGGGATTATGGAGGAATATGACGCCGTCTGCGTCCTGCTCAATGCTTCCGCTATCCTTGAGGTCTTCAAGCGTAGGCATTTTCGCTCGTGCGCCTCCGGCGTAGCGTTTTACCTGCGCCAGAGCAATGACCGGGATGTTGAAGTCGACCGCTATATCCTTGAGGGCTTTGCTGATGTAGCCGACGCGGAGCCGGTCTTCCTTGAATTTCTGGGCTGTGGACATCAGCTGCAAATAGTCCACGATCAGGATGTCGATCTCGCCACGGTTGGCTTTGCGCTGCACCTCTGCTCGCAGGTCTTCGACCGTGCGGACGGTGAACAAGAAGTCGACCGGGAGCCGTGCTGCTTCTCCAACGCCCTCTGCCAGCGTGACCCAATCCTCATCTGTGATGTCGGCTTTTCTGATCTTCATGCCGTCCATGTAGGTCTCGTATGAGAGGATGCGCTGGCCGAACTGGATGTCGGTCATTTCGCGGGAGCAAATGCCCACCTTGAATCCCTTTTCTGCTGCTGCGAGAGCCACGTTCATTCCGAACACGGACTTGCCTACAGCGGGACGGGCGCCGATGACGGTCAGCTCCCCTCCGAAGAATCCACCTATGACTGCATCCACATTCCTGATGCCGCTGGTGATGCTGACGGTTTCGCCCTTGACGCGCTGCTCAAGGTAGTCATAGGTTGCCAACATTACGTCCGACATGGTAACCCAGCTATGCTTGCCGATGTTGATGTCTCCGGCTTCCGTGCGGAGCTTGTCCATGATGCCGTTGATGTCCTGCGCCGGATCGCTGAGCTGCTGCTGCACCTGCGCCATCATGGCGAGGGCTTTTCTCCGGGTGGAAAGAGACTTGACGACGGTGAGATAGCTGTCCACGTTCCAAGCAAATGCGAGTGTTCGGGTGCATTCGATAGCGTCGGAGGTGTAACGGTTCGCCTCTCCGGGGGCGATCTTCTCGAACATCTGATCTATCGTGATGAGGTCGACATCGAGCTGTTCCGCTCTGGCCTGCTTGATGGCCCGGAAGATAATGCGGTGGTTGTCGTAGTAGAAATCATCCTCGACCAGCTCATTGAACTGGCCGACGCAATCCTTGAAATTCGTGACAAAGCAGCCGAGCAAGCTCTTTTCTGCTTCGTCGCTGGCGAAGCTCGTAGCGGCTGCCTTTTGCAGCTCGAACGATACGTATTCGCTGTTTTCAGCCATAGGACTGGTTCCTCCTCATCAGTAAAAGTCGCCGGAGATCGCGGGCGGCCCTTTGGGTTCTGTGTCCTGACCGTTGCGGCGCTGCTTGTCCGCTTTCAAACGACGCTCCAAATCTTTGGTATAGGCTTCTGCCTTTTCTACGGTGTCGATCTTCTGCTCGACCCATTTATTCAAAACTGCTTGCAGGTACTTCCAAGGGTTGTTTGCGCTGGCCGTGTTGGTGACCTCTATGGCCTTGCATACTACATCGGCTCCGAGGTCTTCGTAGAAGCTGACGAGAATATCGCCGGATGTCCCATAGGGAACGAGACCGATGTTCTTTTCGTAGCACTCCACGACCTTGCACCACTCCGGGTCAATGCCGGATATGTCGAAGGGATTGGCGGGCTGCTCCGGGGTCGGAGGCACTTCCGGCTCGATGGGTTCTTCCTGCTGTTCTTTCTGTTCCTTAAGGCGCTGCCGGTGACGGCGCTGCTTTTCTGCGTTGCGCTTCCGCTCTTTGGCGCGGTAGTCAATCAGGCGGCCAATGTAATCGTCCCAATCATGGACGACGTGGCTGCCGTCCTCATCCACATCGACGAAATGCTCATCAACCATCGCCCGAAGGAACAGCTCCGGGTCTCCGTACCAGCCCGCCGCATCTGCGATGTCTTGCGCTGACATGGATTCGAGGCTGCCGTCTATGGCGTAGTCGATACACCAGAGCCAGAACATGCAAAGGTGTCCAACGACCTGCGGGATGTCCTGAGGTACTTTCAGCCCCAGCGCCCGCACGAGCCTTTTCGTTTTTGGATGGGTCGGTAGCTTCTGGTGCAACTCAATCCATGCCATGATTCTTCCTCGCTCTCCATCCTCCGAAGGGCCAGCCTCACGGCCAGCCCTTCGGTTTTGCTTTTTAGGCGAGAACGACGATGTTCTGCCCGTAGAGGTTGTTCTTCAGATAGTCGTGGATGTTGATGACCGCTTCGTTCTTCCAAGCGCCACCATCAGCCTCGTAGAGGGCGCAGTTGGCATCCTCGTCCACACGGAGGGTGAAGTTGCTCTCCGGCTGGTCGACTTCCGTGAACGTGCGCATGGGCTTGAGCGGGACGGGGTTCTGGAAGACCACGTTCTGGGCCATAGATACGCCCTGCTTCGTGGTAATGACCTGAGAGATGCCGTCGTCGGTGGTGGTGCAGCCCTGCTCCTTCGTCATGGACTTAATGACACGGAACAGCTCTGCGCGGGCCGGGGTGTCGATGAACTTGGAAAGGAGCTGCGTGTTGAAAAGCTCCGTATCCATGTAACGGCCAAAGGTGATATCCGGCACATGAGCGTCGCACTTCGCGATGATCGTGCGCTGCTTGTGGTGTTCAGAGGGATGGGACATCAGACGGACGGAAGTATGATCGACGACCTGCAGGATAAGACGATGCTCCGGCTCGGTGGGAATCAGGCCTTCCACGTTCTCCTTGATGTAGTCGATCAGGCCGTCCAACGTGAAGAAAGTCAGCGCAGGGGGAACGATCTCATCGTCCGGGATGAACTTGACGGGCTTGATCGGAACCCAACAGAGGTTCCTGCTGTCCCAGCAGTACTTCTGGCCGTCGATCTCCATGATCTTCTGCTTGGATTCGATTTCCATGTTGCTGCGCTCGTGGGCCGCGCCGGTTTCGACGAGGTACTGAGCGAGTTCGGTCGCGCCGCCGAAAAATCCGGCGTTCTTGATGTCGGTGGTGGGATTGGTAGCCATGATGTGATTTCTCCTTTCGTCACTTCACTTCGCGCAGTTTGCCGAAGTTCACAGTCTGGGGCAGCGGCGCTTCGTTGCCCTCGATGTCGAGCTGGCCCGGCACCTGATTCGTGCGCTCCGTCGCAACGACGGAGCCATCAGCGCTGATGGTGAGCATGACCGTCTGCGTGAGGTCAACCTTCGGGGCCAGTTTCGGAACGACGCTCACGCGGAAGTCGCACGAATCACGGCGTTCGTTGGGCGTGATCTTGATCTTGAGGTTGACTTCTCGCGGCTTCTTTGCGTCGGTGTTGGGGTCGTAAACATTCTCCCAGACCTCCGCGAGCGCGGCGTTGAAGCGCTCTTCTACGCCGCCGTCCATCAGATCGGACAGGCTTTTGATAGGGCGTTGGGTAGCCATTGTAGTTCTCCTTTCAAAACGGGTTCAGCTCCAGCGGAATGGTCATTCCTGCTGCCGCTGCTATAACTTCTTCAAGGCCGGTCACCTCCTTCACGGCTTTCACCATAGCCCGTTCATCACTGCGCTCATCCGAAAGGTGGACGAGGACGATGGTTCGGGTCTTGCTCAAGTCGTTCGCCCGGAGAGCATCGAGCAGCCGCCGCAATGACATGTGGCTCTTTTTGAGCCTGTGCCGGAGCGCTGCTGTCAGCTCTCCGTCTTCCTGCTGGCCGTCGATAACTTCGTCGATGTAGTTGCACTCGACAATCCAGTAATGCACTCCGGGAAAGGTGTGCTTGAGGTAATAGGTGTCTGTGGCATAGAGGGAGACTTCGCCAGTTGGGTCGTGCCTGATGAGGTACCCGCACGGCTCTGCTGCGTCATGCTGCGTCTCAAAAGGCAGTACGGTAAATTCCCCTACAGAGATTGCAGAAAGCATCTGAACGGCGTTCAACGGCGTTAAACAACCATCTGAGCGGATAGCTTCTGCCGTTCCTGCGCTGCAATAGGTCTTCACGCCCATTTGAGCTACGGCCTCCGCGCTCTTTGCGTGGTCTCCATGTTCGTGGGTTATGAGGCATCCGTCGAGGCACTTCCAGTCGGGGACAGCTCGGATAAGCTGCCGGATGGGAAGCCCGGCATCGAGCAGGAGGGCGCTTCCTCCTGCCCGAAGCACATAGGCGTTGCCGGAGCTTCCTGTGCCGATGATTTGCAGCTCCATCAGAAGTCAGGGTTTTCGGAGGGTTCGTCTCCGGGTGCGTCGGTGGCCGGGGATGCTTCATTCATCGGCTCTTCCGGATCTTCGATGAAAGCAGGGGCTTCCGGCAGAATCACCGGTGCGCGGTTCCCGTTCTCGATGACCTCTGCCTCGATGACTAGGTCTTCGAACTGCTGCTCTCGCTGCCGGATGTACTGATAGCTTTCGTCGACCTTGTCCGGGTCTCGAGGAATGCGCTTGCTGCCGTAGATTTCGCGCTTCATGGTCTTCTCGAACATTTCCGGGAGCCAGCCGTCGAGATGGGTCTTGACTGGCTTGCCGTTCTCGTAGACCGTCTTTTCGCCGCCCCAGAATTCAGGGCTGGCGTACTTGGGCTTGCGCTTCATAACATCGGCCTTGCTGAATACAACCAGCTTGTTTTTGGCCGGGTCATCGTACTCGATGTAGCCAAACACGCCGACCGGCTCTCCACGGTCGAAGGGGTTCGGGATGTCCAGCTCGTAGCCCTCAACGGGGTTGCGGCTGTCCTTCTTTACCATGCGGAACGTGTCGTTCTGGTAGATGACTTCGACCGTAACGGCCTTGAAGGGGTCGAGCGCGTACTTCTCTGCCTGATAGCGGATGCCGTTGTAGCCCTCCATCAGGGTGATGGAATACATATTGCCCTTGTTGTTCTTGTAGGGAATCGGGAACAGAGTGTTGTCTTCCATCATGTCGAGGCCGACGCGGGCGTAGTGGGCCAAATCCTGCGCGAGCTGCGGGAGGTCGATGGTGTTCCAGCTATACGGCAGAATGTTGTCGTAGTCGTGGTTGCGGTTGGCTGCGTTCTTGCGCTGACGCTCCGCTTCGGTCTTCGCCAGCATCTGGTCGATGCAGATGAAATAGTTGCGGATGAGCTGCTTTTCGCGCTCAGTCGGGTTGTAGACGCCGGTGGACGAATACTGCTTCATCACCATGTTGGTGAAGCGTTCGCTCTGGCTGATCTGCACATCCTTCGGGGCGAGCTGCGTCTGCTGCTGGTTGGTGGTCGTCGGTGCGTTTGCCATATCAGATAGCCTCCTTGATGGTTTCAATCTTCAAATCTTCGTCCGTGGAAACGGCGAGAGAAATGAGCTGGGAATCGGTGTGTGCGAGAACATTCACCCGTTCGCTGTTGTCGGCGAAAAGCGGGAGCGAGAGGTCGTAATGCTGGGAGAGCACGTTGACGATCTCGATGTCGCTGTTGATCTGGGCGGCGGTGTTGGCCGTGCCGTAGGAAACGAGGCCGGAGCTGCCGGGAATGTAGGCCTGACAGGTATCCGCGATGCCGCCGTTGATCTGCTTCTCGAAGAGCTTCCAACGGACGGTCGGGAACTTTTCGTTGATGCTGTCTTCCAGCGCGGAGCATCTATCCTGGACAAACTGTTCCACCAGCGCAACGAGCTGTTCCAGCTCTGCGATGCGAGAGGCCTTGTCCTTCTGCTGCTGCTCAAGATCGGCAATGCGCTTTTCCGTTTCGATGCCGACATCCCGGCGAGCGAGTACGGCGCGGTTCCTGTCGAGTATTTCGCGCAGCTCTGCTTTGCGAGCCTCGTACCCCTTGATCTTTTCATCCGGTGAGGACTTCTGCTCTGCCTTGAGTTCTTCGATCTGCTGGCGAAGTTCGGCAATGCGGGGTTCGGTGGAGTAATCCGGCTCCGTGGGCATGGCCTTGATTTTCTCATAGGCTGCATCGCGCTCTGCCTCTGCCGCCTTGAGCTGCTGCTCAAGCGTGGCGACCTCTGCTTCGTTGCGGGCTACGGCCTCAGTAAGCCGGGTGACCTCTGCGCCCTTGTCGGTTCCGCGCTGCTTGATATCTGCCAGTGTTGCTTTTCTGGCCGCGTCGAAGGTCTTCCGGGCTTCTTCGACGGCCGCCATGACCATCGCCATCGGGAGCGGCTGCTTGCAGGTGGGGCATACATCGTCCGAAGGAGGTGCGACGAACGTGCGCTCATATTCGGTACGGTAGCTCTCCCGGAGGGAATCGCGGGCTGCTGCTGCCTCGGCCAGCTCTTTGCGGTCGCGCTCAAGCCTGCGCCGGGTATCTGCCAGCGCGTCAGTAGCCCTGCGGAAGGTATCGGAGGCAATGCTGCGCTCTTGTTCCAGCTTTCGCATTTCGGCCCGGTAAGCGTCGGCGACAGTGCGCTGCAAGCTGACAGCCTCAGTCTCCAGCGCGAGGATGCGGTCGCGGTTCCCGGTCTGGCCGCTCTGGGCTTTGGCTTCTGCGATATAGCCGTCGATGCGTTCCAAGTCCTTGAGCGTGTCGGCGACGATATACTCCGCATCGGATATCGTACGGGCATCAATGACCGGGAGGGCCTTGCGGGCTTCGTCGATGCGGACGGGAATCATCTTCAGCTCTTCGTTGGTGCGCTTGCGCTGATCGGAGAGGATCTTCCGCAGGTCTTCCACTCCGACGTTTCGCTGGGCGCATTCGTCGGCGAGGGGCCTGTATTCATCGCGCTGCAGCAGGAGCGTGTCCACATCGGTATCAGAAAGGGCGATCAGCTGCTCCCGGCGTTTCTTCCAGTCGAGGGCGTTGAAAGCGGAGAGGGAGCCAATGAGCCGGAAGACCTCTTCCGAAGTGATCTGACTGATTCGGGCTTTGAAGTCAGTGAGCTTCGTTTCCACATCGTTAATCCAGTAGGTGGAGACATTGCCCTGATAGACCGACTCTGCGCTGCCGCGCTTCTTGACCCAGTTCTCACGCTGCGTCCGGCGAAGGTTGAAGGGCTGACCATCCAGCTTGCAGAACAGCTCCACCGTCGTATCGAGGTTGTGGATTTCGTCACCGTTCTCGTCCAGCGGCTTTTCCCGGAAGTCGTAGCTGCCGGGTGTGTTGCCGCGAGAATCCTTGTTCCACAGCACCCAACTGAAAGCATCGGGGATGGTGGTCTTGCCGGTTCCGTTCATGCCGCTGATGCGTGTGACCTCACCGAAGTCGATGGAAAGCTCCCGAACTCCCTTGAAGTTCTGGATGACCATCCGCTCAATCGTCATGCGCATTCTTGACACCTCCAAACGTGCGCTCGAGCAAGTCGAAAAGGCCGTGGATGAATTCTTCTTCGGGATCGGTTGCCTTTGGGGGGCAGTTGGGCTTCTGCTGCTCTTTGGGCTTTGCGGGTTCGAATGATTCCGCAGGCTCATCGACGACCTTTTCCTGAATCTCCGTCCAGATTCTTCCGTGCTGCTTGAGGTGATCGTACATGGCGCTGGCGAGCTTGAACTTCGTGTCGAGGATTGCCCTCATTGCACCGACAAGGGCGACGGATTTATCGTTGATGAACATCGGGTCGGGACCGATGCACGAGGTGGTTACATGTTCACCATCGACCGCGATGATGAGTACCGCTTCGGCATTGTCGCTGCCGTGCTGCTCGATGATCTTCTCAGTAAAACGAGAGATAGAGACCTTTTCCATGGTTTGTTCCTCCTTCTGGTGATTAGCCAAAAATGGCTCTGCTGATGATCGTGCTGACCAACACGATGAGAAAGATGATGGCGACGGCCTTTGCCTTCTCCTTCCGCTCCGCGTTCTTTTTGTTCCGGGCCTCTTCCCTCTGGAAAGCTCCAACGGCATCCAGATAGATTCGTTCGTATTCTCCAACTCGCTGTGCTGCTCTCCTGTAGTTCTGGTCTAGCACTTCGTGTTCGCGTCGTGCGTCTTCAATCCGCTGGAGAAGCTCTGCAATGTCGTCTGCAACATCTTCCCTGACAAGCCCTTGCATTATTGCCTGTCGTAGGCGCTGTTCTCCATGACCGCGCATCATGATGACGCTGGCACGGCCTCTTTCTTTGGTGTTGGTACTCATTTCGATCCTCCGTTCATGTTGTCCGCTGGCCGATCTGTTCCGTCTGCCAGCGCTCAAATACGTCGATTTCTACCCGAAGGGTATTTCCAAGTCTGAAAAGCTGACCGCGCTTTTCAAAGATGTGCATGATCTGGATTGCCTTGCTTCGGCTCACGCCGAGGATGGTTTCGATGTCCTTTGCGCTGTAAAAACGCTTCTTTGGTGCTGGCAAATGCTTCACCTCCGTGCGCTCTTGAGGGCGTTGAGAAATCTCTGGCAGGCTCCGAGGGCTTCGGTGGACTCCTTCTCAACGGTTGCCGCGAGAGCCGGGTCGTCGAACTTCCCGTCTGCTGCATCCCGGATGGCTTCGCGCTGGATGTCCAAGAGATCGCCGACCTCTGCAAACATCGTCATCATCGCGCCGGGCAGCTCGTGCTGCTGCGTATCCGGGTGCAATCTCGCATAGCTGGAATACTTCGTGCGCATCCAGTCGTACCAGACATTCAGGTCTCCAAAGGCTTCTGCGATCTGGTACATACTATCGGGGTCAGGGTCGCTTTTCCCGCTCTCCCAGTTGTAAATGGTGGTCGGGTCGCGGCCGATCATCTCTGCCAGCGTTGCAGCGGTCATTTTCAGTAGTTCCCGCCGCTTTTTGATGTCAATGTTGGTAAATACCGCCATTGTGATCTGCCTCCCGCGCTGGTAAGATTTATTCAACAACTTCCGATGGTTTGATATCCGTGGTAGGAGGAATGGCTTCATGGAGCGTCTTGTCTTTGAGCTGGAGCGCGATGTACTCACGCAGCGTTGCGCGGTACTTTTCGCGGAGCCATTCGGCTACGCTGTGGTAACCAAGACCGGCTACTGCCTTGAAGAGCGCCGCCTTTTCTTCGGCGGGCATCCAGACGCGAATCTGTTCCATCCCTTCGTGCTGCTCCCCGCTTCGGCGGGCGGGCTGGATGATGATCTCGTTCGGGTTCTTCCCGTTGGAGACGGCCTTGACCTTGACCGGCTCCGGGGCGGGCTGCTGCTGTTCAGGCTCCCGCTTGACCGCAAGGAGGTCGATGTCCTGCGCGTCGTAGATGTCTGTGGGCAGACAGTCGAACACGTCGCACATGGTTTCAAGTCCTTCCCGCGTCGGAAGTACGCGCCCTTTCTCGATGTAGCTCATAACGATCTTGTCTACCCCTTCGGGCATCTTATCGGCAAGAGCTGTGGCGCTGATCTCAGCTTCGGCCCGCAATACCTTGATGCGATTGCGTACCATGCCGCTGGGCCTCCTTTACTTCGCATAGCCAATGGGGCGTTCGGCGAGGAACTGCCTCGGAGAAATGCCCAGCTTGTCACAGATCAGAAGGCCGGTGACAATGCCGGGGGTGAACAGGCCCTTCTCGATGCGGTTGTAGCCAGCGGTGGTGATCTTCGCTGCTTCTGCTACCTGCTCTTGAGTGAAGCCCTTTTCGCGCCTTGCGCGTTCGAGCCAAGTCCTGTCCATGACCTGATTGCGCTTCATGAAATCTTCTCTCCTTTCTGCCGCTCTTAACTATTGTTAAAATGGTTAAACTGTGATATAATCGGAATTGAGACAAGAAACAAGAATCCAAGGCGTTATGCGGCTTCGCGTTTCGTGGTCACGTCTCTCTGTGGCAATTCCAGCGAAAATCCGATTCTGAATCGAGATTCCGTATCACTGAATTTAATTATAATCGGTTTTGCGGATTTGTCAATACTTAAATTCGGTTTATCAATAAAAATTTTTGGAGGTATGAACGAAATGACGATTGCGAATCGACTGAACGAATTGATCGCTGAGAAGAGAATACAAAAAAAGCAGCTGGCCGAACGGATCGGCGTAGCTGCTTCCACCCTGAATACATGGCTGAGTCGCGGAGAGGACTTTCCTGCGCAATATGTGATTCCAATTTGCGACGTTCTCGGTATCTCCGCTGAAAAGCTCCTTGAGGGCCGGGATGTTCCGCTGCCGGTGATCCCCGATGATTATGTGCAGATCACAGCGGAAGAGCGCTTCCTGCTGGATACTCTCCGCAACCTCGACCGCGAAGGCGTGATCGTCGTGACCAACAAGGCCATCGAAGAGGCGCGGCGCGTCAGGTCTGCACAGGGGAATGCGTCGGTTGACGGACGCGTCGGCTGAAGCTCTGAGGCGCTGGGGAATCTTTGAGCTGCTGGACGGCGGGCCTCCGGGGGAGTAATTCCTCGCGCACGCGCGCGTATAGTATATATATAATATACTCCCTCATATATCTCATATTCTATACTACTACAACAACTATAGGTACGGTTTATGCGGTTACTTGCGGTTATTCGGGGGTTATGTTACCGACAATAACCGTACCGTAACCGGGTTACTAACCGGGTTATGTTGTGGTAGTGGTAGGGTTATTAAGCGAAAAAGGAGAGGTTACTGTGTTGAAGAGGGCTTTTGCTTTCACGTTGGCAATGCTGCTCTTCCTGTGTGGTTCTGCCATGTCGGAAGAGTCAGGCATATCTAACGGTGGGGGGGTAAATTTTACCTCTTCGCCCAATGAGGTCATTGTTTCGGGCGGCTCCTTCGTTGGTGCGCTCGATGATGTTGCGCCGGGTTGGTATTCCATCGCTCCGGCTGACGAGGTGTATACCAAAGCGTCGATCTTTGACTGCTATTCATTCGACGAGCCTGCGCTGCTGGCGAGCTACGCATGGTGGGAAGATGGCACTTCCCTGTTGACAACAGAGGCGTACCCGGAAGAGTATGTCGTGCCGCTCTGGGAGGGCTGTCTGGTTCTGGCCGGGTATTGTGGAGGTCTGGAATACAACGCCAGCACCGGCGAAGCTGCTTGGGAACAGTACGATGATGCTCCGGGCCGCATCCGGCTTGAGTATGTGGCTCCGTTGGATGGCTCTGCTGCTGTCCCGGAAGTTCCTGCCGTCGCGGTGACTGAGGCTCCGGCTGCAGCTCCTGTGTCAGAAGACCCGTACCTGCTGTACGAGGACGAAAACATCGCCGTAAGCTACTCCAACTTCTACGTCGAGAAGATAGCCGACAGCTCCTACCTCAAGACCGAGCTGCTTCTGAAAAACAAGACCGACCGTATTCTGAACATCGGCTGTGATTCTGTGATTGTAAACGGCTGCGCTGTCGATATCAGTAAGTTCGTCGAAGTGCCAGCCGACAGCACGTTCCTTCACGAGTGGACGAACGGAGCCGAAATGTTCCTGAAATACAGGATTGATACCGTAAAGACCTTTGCAATGGTCTTTGAATACCACAACGCAGATTCCTATATCGCAGGTAAATCTATCCAGACAAGAGAAATCGAAATTGAATGAGGTACCGTATGGAAATGGCATGGTGCAGTAAGTGCCACACGGATGTCTCTCTGGCCCATGCCGTGGCCGAGCTTCCGTGTCCGGCTTGCGGCAGTAAATCGTTCTTCCTCGTGGCTGACGACAGCCAGCGGGAGACGCTGCTGTTCGAGGCCGAGAGAATGATGCGTCTGGGCCGCTGGCCTGATGCCTCTGATGCTCTGAGGCGTTGCTTTGAGCTTGAGCTGATTTCCGATGCCGACCTGAATCTGTCGGCGGCAAATTTGGAATGGCGTAAACAATGCGCGGCTGCTGCCGGTGATCTGGTCGCCGGTGGCGGCCTCCCCCTTGATTCATTCCGCTCCGCTCTGGTTGCCGAGTATGACGAGTATGTCGTAGAATGGCTGCTTCGTGAGTATCGCGGAATAAGGCTCGTCCCGGATGGCGGGTCGTATATCGTGGAGGGCTGTTGATGGCAGGAAGAAAGCGAAAGGGCGAGCGGCCCGATGGACTGATTCAGGTTTCGCTCCAAATCGGGTACAAGGAAGACGGGCGGCCTGATCGCAAATATTTCTACGGCCATACGCGGGCCGAGGCAGAACGGAAGAGGGACGAGTATAAGGCCCGCCACTCTTCTGGGCTTGTCCTTGACCCGAACATCACCGTTGGGCAATGGGTCGATATCTTCCTCGTGACATACCGCACTCGCGTAAATGAGGCCTATCTGAAAGGCGATGCAACGCCATACATGCGGCTCTCGGAAAAGATCGGGAAAATGCGGGTCGTTGATGTCCGCGAGACTGATCTGCAAAAGGCCCTGAACGACGTGAGCGGCATGTCCTTCTCCACCGTAGACAAGTATCGTCAGGCAATCAAGCGCCTGTTCGAACGGGCACGGAAGAACAAAATCATCAGCGACAATCCTGCGGAAGACCTGATTCTCCCAAGCTATGAAAAAGGCTCCCACCGTGCGCTTGATCGGTGGGAGGTTGAACTTATCATGGCGAATTGGAACACGGAGGCGAGCCATGCGGGGTTGTGGGTTCTGCTCATGCTGCTGTGTGGTCTCCGGCGCGGCGAAATGATGGCTCTGAAATGGGATGCCGTAAACCTTGAGGCCCGGACGCTTGAAGTCCGGGCCGTGGCCGTAATCACAGGTGGCTCCGTCGTGATCGAGGAACGAGCAAAGTCGGACGCCGGTCTCCGGGTGCTTCCGATCTGTCAAGCCCTGCACGCTGCGCTGCTCTCTGTCCCGGAAGAAAGGCGCGAGGGGTTCGTCTGTCTGTCTGCCAAGGGAAAGCAGCTGACGGAGAGCGCCGTGTCCCGCGCTCTGGAAACCTTCTGCAAAGTGCTTGAGAGAATCCTGAATGGCGAGCCTCCTACCCAGCGCGGCCGCAGGACAGACCTTGAACGGAAAAAGGCCGAGAAAGAAAAAAAGCTCCCCGCAAAGGAGCGGAAGCAATTCGAGTTTACGGCGCACGATCTCCGGCATACATACGCCACGGCCCTGTACGATGCCGGTGTTCCCGTAAAGGCTGCGCAGTATTTCCTCGGACACGCCGACATCAGGATAACGCTGGATCTGTACACCCACCTGTCGAAGGAGCGCGAATCTGCTTCCCGGAATCAGATGGTCAAATATCTGGATGAGTGGCTGGATTCCCGCGTGCTGAATGCCCTCTCCTTGGAGCTGCCGGAGGGCAAAAACGACACATAATCTGCTGCTCTGTGGTAAAAATGTGGTATTAACTATTCTTTATTAGTCAATCATTTAATTATATACGTTGACGGCAGATGATATGCATGATATACTGTGAATAGCGTATAAAATGCAATTGAGCCGGATGGCTTCGGGACCAAAAGGTCGCAGGTTCAAATCCTGTCACCTCGACCATTCCAGCAGCGGCTTGAGCATTGCTCAGGCCGCTGGTTTTTTTCTGAAAGAATATCGAAAAAGCCTTGAAAATCAACGCTTTTCGCGTAGAAGAAAAGGGGGGCTCCGAGGCTGAATGTCCATCATGGCCGAAATGGTGTGAACTTCTTTTTCTCGTTTTTCTCGTTTTTCTAATTTCCCGTTTGTGGTAAAAATGTGGTAGTAACCGTCGTTTTTGTGGTAATCGCATTTGCGGATTAAAAAACGTCCCTGCGTAAAACGGCCTAAAATGGCGCGCAGGGACGTTTTGTTGTTTGTATGGGAGTTTGGTCGGGTAGAAGCTCCGAGGCAGTCTGAGGGGCGTTAAACTGCGTTTAACTGCCACTCATTCCGCGATGGTCTGCTGAAACTTCACTGCATGGCCTCTTCGAGGCTGCCCAAGGCATCCTCGATGCTGCTGTAGGCCGTCTCAAGGGCATCGATGGCCTCGCTCATCGCTTCGCCGCGCTCGGAGTTCTGCAGCCCCTCCGGGAGGTTGTCATAGGCTTCCTGCTCTTCGTTCTGGACTTCCTCAATCTGGTCTCTCGGTTCTTCGATCTTGCCGAAGATGCTCTGGATGGTTGCTCTGCGCTGCTTGTTCATTTCTTCGTTCCTTTCTGCCTCTTCGGAGGCTTCCGTTTTTCGTAGCATTCCTGCGTCAGGATGTTTGGGGTTCTGCCGGTGTCTTCCCAGAGGTGGCAGTACGGAGCGGGGTTGTACCCCGCTCCCGTTGCCATTGTGCGGTAGTAGTGGATGCAGCTTTTGCACTTGAGCGTCATGCCGCCACCGCGTTCAGCCGGTTCCACTTTTCGCGGCTCATGCCGAGGATGCTGTAACCGACGCTTTCCATTTCGGTGGAGCGGTCGTAGCTCTCTACATCCTGCGCTGCGCGGGTGACCGCGTTCGCCAGACCGTACAGGCTGAACTCTCCGTCACGGATAAGGTGATCGAGGATGCGGCTGCCCTCCTTCTTCGTGAAGCCGTAATCGGAGGAAGCCAGCTCGATCATCTGGGGAATATCTGTGGTGACGATCTTCGCCTGCTTCGCGTCGCGCATCATCTTGACCACCTTCTCGAAGCGGGTCTGATCGACGGCTGCGCGGACGGTGTCCTGCACCTTGAGCATCAGCGCCCGGTCATCTGCTGCGAGGGTCGCGTTGGAGTAGAGGCTGTAATCCTCTCCGGCTTCGTTGCCGCGTCCGATGTGGTAGCGACGGGTGGCTGCGTCGTTGACGACCATGCCGTTCGAGCAGACGAGGCGGTAGACCAGCGGCTGTACCGCCATGCTTCCCATTCCCACTTCGCTGTTGGTGATGATGATGCCGGACTGCACCACGTCGCCGGGGACAACCTCCGTTTCGAGACGCGGGTTGACGACCTTGATGTACATGCGTTCGTCGGTGACCTCGCAGCTCTCGATGCGAGCGTCCTTGATGTCGGCGATGATCGGGAGGACTGCCTCTGCGATCTCGTAGTTGTCGATGCGGCGGTAGCGGTCGGAGAGGAAGGCGCGAGCGGTTCCGTCGAGGGTTCTCACCATGCGGGTGGACGGGTCGTGGCTGAACCAACTGTTCACATTGGCTGCCAGCAAGTCGGGGTTCTCAGCTCGCATCTTGTCGTAGTACTTCGCCGGGATGCCGAGTGCGGAGCCGATTTGCCGGTGGGCGATGTCGTTCACGCGCAGGATGGTGTTCATGTGCTGCTGGGGATTCTGGAGGGTGATGCTCTGGCCGTCCTCCGTGCTGTCCATGATGATGTTCCGGGTGTCGAGCAGATAGTCGTGCTTCGCATTGCGCTGACGGTCGAGTTCCTGAGCCAGTTCCATGAGAGTGCGTCCAAACTTCATTGTGATATACCTCCGTTTTCTTTGGTTGATGGGGCGATAGTTGGTAGGCCGGGAGGCGTTGCCGCCTCCCGTATCAGGACGGCTTATCAGCCGTAAACCTCTTCGAGGGTTTCCACAAGGCCAAGGCCCTTGATCTGGGCTTCTGCCAGCTTCGCGGCATTGGCGATGAGCTTGTTGATCTCTTCGCGGGTGGTCTGGATGAAGCGGCCATAGGCCATCTTCCCGTTCTTCTCCATGTCGTAGGCGACATGGCCGTTGGCGTAACGCTTCACGTGGAAGCGGATGCAGGAGTTACGATGCGGCAGGATGATATCTACCCTGTAACCTTTCCGGGCGCTGCTGTTGTTCTTCATCGGGATTCCTCCTTCTCAAATTGCGAAGCCCCGGAGACGGATGGTGTCTTCGATGGCGTTGTAGGCTCTCTTATTGGAGCGGTGCGACTTGACTTTGAGCGGGGTGTTGACGTGCCTGAAGTACTTGACCGTGACCGCCTCATAGTCGGAGGTGAATCGAACCATGACCGTGAGAACATCCTTCGCGGTTCCGTGCCAGACGGTTTCAACTTCCCGCTCGAAAGTCTTCTGGACAATCTGGCCGGGTTCGGCGCAACCGAACGGGTCAGCGATGGGGGTGAATCCTTTGGTGACGAGGGCTTCTTTCAGGTTGAACTTCATCGGTGCTTCCTCCTTCGTGATGGTTACGCTTCGACGCGCATCTTGCTGATAAGCGAGTGCAGGAGCTGGTGATCTTTCCAGCTGATCTTTTCCTGCTGGAATGCGGTGTCGATCATGCCGCAGGCGATATTGAAATCTTCCTGCGTGTTGATGGCTGCGATGGCCGCTACGATCTTCTTGAACATCCCGGTGACCTCCTTGACTTTCGTTGACCTTGATTGAATTATACTAAATAATATTAGTGTTGTCAATAGTTAAAAAGCGAAAATTCGTATTTTTTATAAAAAAATTCGAGAATACGCACCAACGTATTCTCGAACACCGAAATCGCGGTCTATTCTTCTGTAGGGGGTTCCCTTCTGGCCGGACGGCGATAGCCAACATATCGGCCATGAGTAACGCGGTTATCGCCATAGGGTTCGCTCTCTTCGATGAACCATTGGCAGCCGATCTTGCGGGCTGTTCTGAATCCACCACGAGCTGCTTTCTGCGCCGCCGTGACGGGATTCTTGCCGAGCTTTTCGGCGTACTCTTTCAGGGGAATCATTGCCACCTTCCCACGCTCCCTTCTGCGTGTATTTTACTATTTCAGAATATCATTGTCAAGCATTGAAAGCTGCTACAACCAGCGACGGCAAGCTCGGTACGAGCCAATGTAGATGGATAGGTTGTAGATATACTGCCCACATCTGACGCACCGGTAGTTCTTGCCCCAGATGCTGAGCTTCTTCATACCTGGGACGCTGCCGGTGCAATGTATCGACGGATGTTGGGCTTTCTGCGCTTCGGTGAGGCGAATATAAATCATGCTGGCGTTTCCTCCTTCCGCGATTGCAGTATCGCTTTTATTTCCAGACGGTTGATGTCGATGAGAATGAGGTCGAGAAGGTCGCGCATGACGACCTCTCCGTTGACCAGCAGCTCCGCTTCGGGGATGTATGCCGGAAGAGCCGCTTCCCCATATTGCTTCCAGTCTTCCAGCGGGATGGCTTCGCGGGTGCGGGTGTCTACGCGCCATGCCATTCTGATTTTCACGTCTCCCCGGATGTAACACGGAATTTCCTTGTTGTAGCGAGTGACGATCTCTTCGGCTTCCCGCTGGGCCTCTCGCAGCTCCGGCTTGATATACCATAGCTTCATCGGCGTACCTCCGGCACCTCGACCGGCTGCTGCTGAATGTTGGCCGGAAGTAGCTCGTAATCGGCCATCTGCTTCTGCGTGAGGGGCTGCGCGTAATCGACCGTTCCCCACGCGGTATGGTTGATTTCCGGGATGAATGGCCTGCTGCCCCAGACCTGCGCATCAACGAATCCGCTCGGTACTGCTCCGGGAGCCGGTGGGCGGTATGGGGTGTAGTAACGATATACCTTCATCGAGCTTCTCCCTTCACCGCAGAGCGGCAACCTCGCAAAGCGCGTCCAGCTCTGCGCAGTCATTCGGGTCGAGGCATTTCGTCCAACGCTCCGGGATGGCTTCATAACCGTAGAGCGCTCCGGCGAGGCCGCCTGTGATCGCGCCGATGGTGTCGGCATCGCCGCCGAGATTGACAGCCTTGACGACGGCTTCCTCGAAACTGTCCGTAGTGAAGATGCAGTGAAGAGCTGCTGCAAAGCTGTCCACGACATAGCCGGTCGGTCTGGGGGTGTAGCCCGGACAGGAAAGCAGCTCATACAAGTAGCGGTTTTTGCAAAAATCGTAACTGCAAGCGAGAGCAACGATGAGCAGTCGACGGCTGTGGATGTCGTCCTCACGAACAATCCTGTTCAGAATAGCGCTATACGCAGCGCAATCCATGGCGGTATCGTCGTCGTAGTGGGTCATCTTGGATATCTGCCTTGCCTTTTCTACGGCCTCATCTTGATCGCGGTAATAGAGACCAACGTAGGCCGTGCGCATGAGCGAGCCGTTTCCTGCTGATCTGCCGTGCATGAGTGTGTGCGTGGCTGCTGCAGCATTGAACCAGTCGTCTTTGCTGGGAGCGGCGGGATCCTTCGCAATGTGCATGGCGCGATGGATGGAGCTTGCGCAGGTGGCGCCGACATCCTTCGGGCCGCTGTTGGCCCACTTGACAAAATGCCTGCCGATTGCCTCGATGGGGTCTCCAGCTTCTTCCACGATGCCGTGCGCAACTGCGAGCGTCATCTGCGTGTCGTCGGTGAACTCTCCGGGACGAACACCGAGCCAGCCGCCTCCGATCATGTCCCGGACGGTTCCGTGCTGCATCTGGATGCGGGTTGCGTCCATAAACTCAAGGGGAGCGCCGAGCGCATCCCCTACTGCTACGCCGTACATAGCGCCGCGAATCCTACTGCTGATATTATTCTTCATGCTGAGTTCCTCCTTTGGATTGTTGTTCGTTCCAGCGCCGGACTGCCTCCCCGGACGCTGGTGTATGTGGTTGTGCTGTCGCAACTGTCGGTGGTGCATACAACGCCCCAACCGTCTTTGGGTGGGAAGATGGTGCGGTCGGAGACGATGCGGATATCGGTGTTGCCGCAGAAGCGGCAAGGGAGAAGCTGCGGCCCATATTTCTTCGTGTACTCCCTTGCCTTTTCAAAGCGCTTCGCCATTCTCAGGCCCTCCGCGCATGAGCGCATCCTGCTTCTTCATCCACTCCTGCGCCATATAGAGATCGTTGTTCTTGAGGCCGATTGAAATCATCGTTGAATAGATGATGAAATCGCAGTTTCGTTCTGCTTGGCCGGGTGCGCAGGTCTTATACAGATAGCCGACCGTTTCCGTGCCGTTATAAGAGAAATCAACCTTGATTTGGCTGCTGCCGCTCTTGTCGTGCACCTTGATGATCTCAAGCCCTTCCGGGAGGCGTTCCTTGAGGATATCCAACATTGTTTTCATGGTAGGCTCCTTCCTGCCCGTTTTGCTGCCGAGCAACATATTCAGTCGATGTTGAGATGGACAAGCACTTCCTCCGGTGTCCAGCCGTGGAACTTGTCATAGTTCGGGGCATTGCCAATCCAGTCAGGTTCTTCTTTCTTCTTTCTGGCGGCCAGAGACCGCTGCTGCGCGGCCTCCTTTGTACCGGGATAGATGAGCTTCCTCTTCCGCTTCTTTGGTTCTTTCATAGAGCCGTCCTTTCTGAATTACGCGACCACGAGGATGACCTCGTAGTCGTCGTAGTCCCTATGGCCGAGGCCGCGAGCTTTGATTCGCTCATCCCCGTGCCAATACATTGAATGATAGCGCACCTGATCGTCGAACTCTTCGGCTGTGAGGTTCCTGACCTTGATCTTGCCGGTGCGGATGTCTGCTCCTACGACCTTTGCGTAGTAGCCGATGTGATAGCAGCCGTTCGGGGTAAGACCATGCTGGTTGATGAACACGAGGCGCTGGTTCTGCATTTCCTTGGCCTTGCGTTCTTCCGCGTACTGCTTTGCCATGACCTTCGCCGTGGGCTTGATCATTTCGCAGAAGCGGTATTTGTCCATCGAAAGGACGCTGTACATCGGCTCGATGACTTCGCTGTAGTCGCGGTAGCTGATTTCCAGCCCGGTGATCTTCTCAAATTCCTCATGCATCATGGCCTTTTTCCTCCTGATCTTTGCTGATCTTGATTGAATTATACTAAAATAGTTTAGTATTGTCAATACTAAAATTCGATATTTCGGTTTATTTTCTCTCGAAATACGAATATCCGCATTATCTGGCGTTCTGGCGTATTGTGGAAAACGAAAAAAAGAGCCGCCGCCCCGAAGGGCAGCGGCTCTTTGCGTTGATTCACTTATTCATTGATATCCGAGAAAAACAGTTGCTTGAAAACCTGATGGAAGCCCGTGGACGCGAGGCCGGAGAACATGCCGCCCAGCAGCACAACCGGCGTGATGCCCTCGCCCCAGTGCGACCACACTGCAATCAGCAAACCCACAACCGCGACGATAAGAGGAATGTATTTGTTGTCCAGCGGCGTGCAATGCTTGATAAGCAGGCCAATAACGATGCAGATACCTACGATGACATAATCGAGGTAGGTGTTCAGCCACGATACGTCGCCGGGGTCAAGCGGCTGAACGGGTTCGGGCGTGGCCGCGCCTGCGGTCTGCGCAACTGCAAGGCAGGGGAGCGCGAAAACGAGCATCGCGCACATGATGATGGATAGAATCTTCTTCATTGCAAGTCCTTCCTTTCGTTTATAAAAAGCTGTTGTTGCGCTGGCAATCGTGATAAAGTTCAACGATATAGGCATACTCTGCGTCGAATACGCCGTTTTCATCGCCGTACTTGTCCAGCAGTTTGTGGTACTTCTCGTTGAGTGCGATAATGTGATGGAACTCATCTTTCGTGTGCTTCACATGGTTCCGGCAGGCATTTGCGAAGTCCAATACCTCCCATCGAATCCTGTCCATCTCGTTTTCGTCGATGGACTTGCGCTGCTGATCCGCCCTGATCTCAAGCCCGGAAATCCGTTGCAAGACTTCACCGTTGATAGCCTTGCCAATCCACTTGATGATAGCGGTGATCGGGCTGCACTTGATGGCGGGGGTAAACTGAACAAAGAGACCTATCGCAAAAATCACAAAAGACCAGTGTTCCAGACACCAGTCAAAAATCACCTTGAGCGTGATTTCCTGCTGCATGGGTATCATCCTTTCTCGCCCACAGGCTCATGTAGCTCATGGGCGACGCGCCCATGCGGGTTCCGTCAGGTTACTTTGGAAAACTCGGGAGAAATCCATACGATGCGGTTCTTCCAGCGACCGGCGTTCCAGCCGTTGGGTGCGGTAGCTACATACTCAATGGATTCTCCCTCGTCCAGACGACCCACCGAATCGTATTCGGTTGAATCTCCGACGCGAGCGTTGACGGAATTTGCCGTAACCGTGATGATTTTCTTTTCTGCTGCGGAGGGTGGCGCTTCCTGCTCCGGCTGTCCTTCCAGCTGCTCCTTTTCGATGGACGCGAGCGAAGATTTCATGGCCGAAAAGGACTTGGGCCCAAACTTTCCGTCCACATCAAGGGCGCTTGATCTCTGGAACGCCATGACGGCTTTCTCAGTTCGGCTTCCGAAATCTCCGTCCGCGCCGTAACTGCCCAGATCATAACCAAGCATCATCAGGTTCGCCTGCATTTCCTGTACATCGCTGCCGGTGTCGCCCCTCTTGAGGGTTCGGCTGCCAAGGGTCTGGCTGCTCGGTGGCGTGGAAGGGACGGGCGCTGCGCTATCGCCATCGCCGTATTCGATCTCACGGAAGTACCCGGCGTGCGTCCAGCCGTTTTGCAGGGTGGAGCCCGCCACGCGGCCCATGGTGGCGCTGGAGTGTACCACATTGCAACTGCGCGGCTTTCCGTACTTGTCCGTGTCGATCAGTGCGTCTTCCCCGGCATATAGCCCGACGTGACTGAAGTTTCCAAGGCCGTCCGCATGGTATTTCTTAGGATAATCGCCTCCGTCCTCATGGATGAAAAGCGCCATGCCCGGCCTAAGACCGGCCTTTTTTGCTTCCTTGAGCGTCGTGAGGCCGCTCACGGCCCGCGCCATGGCGTTGCTGCCGGAATAGCTCATGCTTCCTCCGGCTTTTCTGACAGCCTCTTCAATCATCCCCTGACAGTCCATTTCATCGTAAGACCTGTCTACAAGGCGGATGGCCGCCTGTATGACGGCTTCACCCGTTGGTTTTCCCATCTTTCTCAACTCCTTACAGGTCAATCGCAGCCGCCGAAGCGCACCAGTCGTCATACCGCAGCCGTATGTCAGCTTCAAGCTCCGGCCACGGCACTACGCCCAGTACCGCCCTGACGGAAATGTCGTATTCCCTGATGCCTAGGTTGGTGTCGTATGTCTGCACGTCCGGGGCAAGGTAAACATCCACAAGCCCGTCATCGCGCGGTACGATATCGTAGAACTTTCTGGCTTTCCCGGGATGATCGCGTGGCTTGTTCGCTTTAAGTCTGCTCATAGATGATTTTCCCTTCTGGTGAACTCTGATGCGAAAACACGATGTTTTCCTCAATCCAACGCCGGAAGTTGTAGCCATTGCAGTGCTTCGTAAGGCCGTGGTAGCTGTTCACTGTCTGCAAGGCTTCGTCGATGCTGATTTCCCCTTCCGCATAGCGCTCTGATAGGTGCATAAGCGCCCGCTTGATATGTCTCGTGGTCTTTTTCCTCAATCTCATGCCGTGCGGCGTGATGAGATAGCCCACGAACTCGACCGGCTGCGTCGCTGGTACAATGTTGCTTTTCGGGCTGATGGTCAGGCGAAGCTCCGCTCGAAGGAATGCCGTAATAGTCTCAAGCAACACTTTGGCCTCGTCCCTTTTGCAAATGATGGCAAAATCGTCCATATATCGCAGATAGAAGCGCTGGCGCAGGGAGTGCTTCACGAATTGATCAAGGCGGTCAAGGTAAATATTCGCCGTTTCCTGACTGGTCAGGTTTCCGATGGGCATACCGACTTCGTACAGCCGTCGATCACGAGGGCAATCGTCAATGCTTGCGCCCTCTGGCAATCCAAATGGCAGGTCTGGGTTGTTGATGATCGTGCCTATCAACCAAAGAAACCACTCATCGTCGGTGATTTGGGAATAGATTCGCAGGATTACCTCATGATCTACTCTGTAGAAATACTTGCTGATATCGCCTTTCACAATGGCCCAGTCTTTTGCATCCGGCTTTCTGCTGATAAGCCGAACCCAATTCAGCAGGCATTGTGCCGCTGCAAGCGTTCCCTTGTTCTGGCGGCAACCATAGCTGTGCTGGATGAACCTTTTTTCCATGTATGGATTGATTTGCCGATAGATCGCCCATTGCACGATGCGGTCTCGAAATCCGAGCGCCATAACGAGACGCGGTTTCGGGTATCGCACATAGAACTCTCGGTAATTACCGACTGTATAGCTTCTGTCAAGAAGCTCGCGTTGGATTTCCAGCAGATTTTCTTCCAGTCCGAAGCTGAAAGTAATAACTTCGTTGCGATACCGCTTGCCGCGAGCGGCTTCGCGGTATGCCGCGAGGAGATTATCAAACGAACAGATGCGATCTTTCAGGTCATGCAGCTTTTCCAAAAAAGTCACTCCGTTCTGCTGCGCGTGGCGTTTCCGCTGTGCGTAGGCTGTCGGGTTGTGCTGCGGGCAGCCATAGCTTTCCGCCCTTCCGGGCGCTTCGCAGCGATGCCCGCGACTATCGTCTCCGGGCTTTTCATTTACCGGGTACTCCCCGGAAGGGAACGCGCCCCTCCCAAACAAATTGAATGGCCGCGATGCGTAATCGTCAGGCCTTTTTGATGCTGCTGGGAGCGGGGGCGGGCACCATAGTTCCTGTTCGCGTTGGAGCGCGGGTTGTTGCAATTCTCGTAGCCGAGGCCCATGTTGCCGCCGTTGTTGTAGTTGCCGCCGCGCCGGGGGAAACGCTGAACCACCGAAAAACAGGCCAAGCCCAAATCGCGGCACGTTCCCTGCGATTTATTCGTTTTTCTTATTGATGCCCTGAATCCATCCGCCAATCAGCTTGCCGATTTCCGTCAGCTTTTCTGCCCAAACCCCATAGGTATGATCAGACAGTAGCTTGCGCTTCTCTCCTTTCTTGTCACAAAACTCAGTCGCATTTGCCTGACGGACGAATACCTTGAGAATTTCCTTCTCCGTGTCAAGCTCTTGCAGCGTGGTCTTGTTGTAATACTTGAGCCTCGCCTTCGTCGAAAGCCGAAGAAGCTGAATCATCTGCCGGTAGACGTCTTCGCCAAGCGTATAGCGATAGAACGGGGGCCACCTGCCGATGATCGGCCTTGCGAACGCAATCATATCCTCGATCTTCTGGCAGGTTGGGCCTATATAGCCGAAATCAACAGCCATCGTTTTTCCTCCGTGGCCGGGGGATGCGCTATCGCGCCCCCCTCAGCCGTTCAGGGTTCAGGATTCAGCAGTCCAGAGGGAGCGGGGGCGGGCACCATAGTACCTGCTCGCGTAGGAGCGCGGGGAGGCGCAATGCTCGTAGCCGAGGCCCATGCTGCCGCCGTCGTAGTAGTAGCCGCCGCGCCGGGGGAAACGCTCGTCCGCCGTGAACTGCATGTAGTAATAACCCTTCATCGTGCTGCCGCTGGTCGGGAAAAGGCCCAGCTCTCGCACGATGTAAGGGATGTGTGGGAGGTTGGCGCTGTTCACGGCAAGATCCTTGAAGTACGTCCCGCGATATTCGTTATCGTAGGTGGGAATGGTCGTGTCCAACGTGATCTTGCTGTTCAGCCAGTTCCAGTGCAGCGTTCCCGTCGTTCCGGGTGCCACGAGGGTATATCCGTCGTCGCTGGCGTTGGGCAGAATGGCCTTCCAAGCTGCGCTGGTGGATGAGAGGTCGGCGTCCGGGCTGGCGGCGTTGTTGTTCTCAAGGATTTGCAGCTCATTGCCCACGATGCGATAGCCGTAGTCCTGCTCGAACTGGTTGCCCACGATGTCGCATATGCTTCCGGGCGTTCCGTCCAGATACCAGTCCAGCGGGCCGGAGCCGTTCAGCGTCAGAATGGTACTCTTGGGCAAGCTTGCGTCGCGCATCGTCGGGTAGGCATCCGTGCCGCCGATCTGTTTGAGGCGCTTCCAGTACAGCGGCGACACATCCGGGGCAAGTTCGGCGCTGGTGGTATGGGCCTGAATGCACTCATAGAGCCAGCCGTTGAAGCCTCGCTTCGCGCCAACCGTCACGGCCTTGCCGTACTCGTATCTCGAAGCGTCCTTGTAGCAATGGCCGTAGTCGCTATTGCCTCCGGGGTTCCAGCCGTTCTTTTGCGCCAAGAGAAGCAGGAATCCACGGTCGGCAACGGTCATGCCGGAAACGCCGCCGCCGAACGCCCTGATCTGGGAAAGAAACTGGTCTGCCGTGCGCGTGTGCGCGGGCGGCATGTTCGGCAGGCTGTACAGCGTTCCACCGTCCGAGCCGGAGCCGGTAAGGGACGCCGCCTTGAACTTACCGAGCAGGATATAGTCCTGTTCCTGCCCGTTGATGATGAAAGCCGGGTGCGTATGGTCAGGGAGGGATGAATCAAGATCGCTCGACTTCATCTTCGGAAAACGAACGAAGATGGACGGGTTCCCCTGCGCGTCGTACTTCACGACATTGTCGTACATCCGGGCCAGAAATTCCAGCGGAGAATTAGTCACCATCCGCACCGCCCATCATTTCCACCAGCTCCTGATATTCCTCAACTGTAATCCGGTCAGCCATCAGGAAAACGTCCAGCTTCATCATGGTGCCCTCGCGGTCGTAGCCGCCTTTCTGGATAATGCGCTTCATGAGTTTGTAGGTCATCATACTTTCCTCCAATCGTTTCAAGTCGTGTCTGTAAAGTCTTTTTGCAAGAAAAACGGCGATGATGTTACGCATCCATCATCGCCACCAGTTCCTCGTACTGCACGGTCGTGATTCGGTCGGCAGCAAGGAAAGCATCGAGCTTGTTCATCGTGCTCTCGCGGTCATAGCTGCCGCGCTCGATGATCCTTTTCATCAGGTTGTACGCCACTTTATAGCACCTCCTCTCCAAAGGCGAGCATCGTGACTTCGTAAAGTATTTCGGCGATCATGTCGTCATGCTCCGCCACGATGGTCGCGCTGTTGTTTCGCCTTTGTGCAGCCTCGCGGTAAGGACCGTAGATTTCATTTTCGCGTGCCGCGCGTTCAGCTTCTTCCTGCTCAATCTGTTCGGGCGTTCGATCCTGCGCAACATCCATGGATTCAGGCATCTATTAACACTCCTTTCTGGGTCAGCTCACAAGCGTGGCGAGCTGCTCCTTCATTTTCTCAATCTCCATCGTCTGCGATTGCATGATACAGGCGAGCCAATCGTAGGCTACACTGAAATGCAGGAGCGCTTCTTCGCCATTGTTCAGGTTAGTGGCCGAGATTGGCGTGCCCTGCTGGATGATCTCGCCCGGAGAAGCCTCGTGCGTGATGCTTCCGTCGTCGTTCTCGACCTCGGTATAGGTGTTGGGGCGTTCAACAACATGATCGGCCCAATTCACTCGTTTGTATGCCACTGCTCATTCCTCCCTTCTCAGCTCTCGGTGATGGTAATCGCAAAGCGGTAAAGGATTCCTTCCTGTGCTGCTTTGCGCGTGATGGATTCTACCTTGCTCGCCCACAGCCGCCCGCTGTGGTCGTAGAGCTGCACCTCAGTGACGGTGATCGTTCCGCTGATGGTGTGGTCGATCAGAAATGTGATTGCCACACGACCATCGTTAAGAATCTCCGCGCTTTGAATCGGGGATTTATAGTAGGTGTCCCCAACCTTGAATTTCGCGTAAGCGATATTGTCCGTGAAGCATTGCTTCAAGGCCGTAATCGCCGTAGTGGTCAGCATTGGCCTCGCTCCTTTCTGTTACAGGCTCCGTATTCCTGCTTTCATGGCTCCGCACATGGCGTAGCAAATCGAAAAAGCCTCCCCAACAGGAGAGGCTCTGATAGAAGAAGATTCTACATTGCCAGTTACGTTGTACTGCGGACGCTCCCCGGTTTCGCAATCGCCCGCTGCCGGGTAGGGAAAAACGTAGGGCTGCGCGTCCAAGCCGACATCGACATCAGCGCTTGCGCCAGATGCGGATATGTTCACCTCTGGGCTTGTGCCAGAAAGTGTGTACGGAAAGAGATAGGCTGTTCCGACGTTTTCCACGTCGATTTGGCTCTCGCTTTCAGCAAACCGAATGTTTGTCTGCGGAAGCTGGCCCGTTTTCGCTGTGTCAGTCATTCGGTACGAGAACCTCCAATAGCCGGTTTCGATTCCGATAATGACGTTGGAGCTTCCTTGAAACGCAAGGTTGTATGACATATGGCTGTGCTTATTTTTATTGATATACGCCTCTATGTCATCTACGATTGCATTTCGCATCCCGTCCGTATTGTCGATATAGACGCCGAACGTGAAATCGTCTATGTGATCAACGACCTCCGCCTGTCTGCCGGTAAGGTTGTAGATGTATTGCTCAAGCACGAACGGGGTAAATGCGGCTGACTTGGCGCGGGCGGCCTTAATTGCGGCCCTGCGTTCCTCAAGCGCCTGCGATGGGCGGGGCGTGATGCCATACCGCTGCTCCCACAACTCAATCGCCCATGTCACGCTCTGCGGAAAAAGCTGGTCTGGAAAGGTATCGACAATTTCGCGCAGGCCGTCATATTCCCGGCCAATGGCCTCGAAAAGCCATAGCCCAACATAGCTGTTATCGTAGATGGGGGAAACTCTCCCGAGCATTTTCTCCGCGCTGGGACTGGTGATGATCGTGTATCTCAAGGTTTCAGACATCACGTTTCCTCCCCAAGCTCCAATGTGGTAATCGTGGGGTAATCGTCCACGGTAATGGCTATGTTGTCCTCCGCGCCGTTGAGCAGCAGGTTGGAGTAGTCGATGACGCCCGGCGTTTCGGAAAGCACGCTGCCGATACGCGTCCAGCGGATACAGCTTTCGGCCTTGGCTTCCTCGAAGTAGGCGAGCAAAGCAGCCTTGTACGCCGCCGTCACCTCTTCGATGGTCGTGTCATCCTCGATCATCACGTCTGCGCTGATAGCGACGGAAATCGGCTCGGCTGTGGAGACAATCAAAATTGCCCCAATCGGGGCGAGACGCTGCTGCCTGTCGTCGGGCGATATGATGTGGTCATAGACCGCCTGCCGAATCGTGGAGTTTGCCGGTGCTCCGTTGGAATCCATAACGATAAGCTTTACCGTGCCGCTACCCTTTCCCTCTGATTCAGGGATGACAACGACCGAGCCTACACCGTCCACCTCCTGCGCCCACCGCCTGTAGTCAGCGTCGTTTCCGATGAACGATCCGTCGCTGCTCTTGTCGCGTTCTTCAATACGGGCGCGGAGGGAATCATCGCTTTCCGCTTCCGTCCCGCCTGAGGCTGCCGATGGATTTGTGGCCGAAGATATACCGTTCATCGGCGATGACATCAGCGTGATGCTGTTTGCAGGGACGTTGCCGATCATACCGGTTTCTGTGCAGCGAACGAGTGCGGATGCTTCGCCATCAGCGCCAAGCGTAACGCTCCCAACCACGGCAAATTCGATGCTGGCAACGTCGTTCGACTTTGGCGTGGCAAATAGAAATCCAGCGGGAACAATGGTGCCTGCCGTCCCCTTGATGGTCAGGGTCGTCTCTGCCGCCTGCGCGCTTCTGCGGGTAAGTCCGACCTCGCCCGCGATCATGTCAAGGTATCCGCCATATGACCACGCTGGAAAAAAGACCTGTATGGCATCGTTGATGGAAACCATCATTTCCGCTTTTTCAAGCGCGGCAGGCCGGGTGAAGTCGTGCGCAAATCCTCCCTCGGTTTTGTCGATGTCGTCCGGCAGGGCTTCGAGCATTCGAGCGTGGATAACGTCGTCGTCCATGTCGGATAGAATCTGCGGCGGAACATAGGAGCCGCTGCCCTGTTCCATGATGTTTCACCTCCCTGTCCTTAAACCACTTCAAGATATACGTCAAAGGCGGCCCACGCCTTGGGTTTCACTACAAAGCTGATGTTGAGGACGTTTGCATTCCATGTAAAGTCGAAATCATAAACGCGCTCGGTGCTGGCGTTGACCAGCAGGGCGTCGGTAATTGTTCGTTCAAACGCAGTCTGTACAGCTTCCCTGCTCGGTTCTGCCATCGAACTTTCTTGGTCTATCCCAGTACCCATGTAGCTCAGGCAGGCCCTCTGCTGGGTTTTTAACACTTTTAACACCCATGCTTTGTAAGCCTCATACCCATCGGCTATCAGCACGCGGTTTGCGCCATCCCGGACGAAATCCCCCTTCTCAAAATCGAAGTATGGAGCAGGCTTGAACGTCTGTTCTTCATCTGTGCTGATCGGTCGAAGCGTCGGTATCTCAAAGACGGGATAAAGCGAATCAGCCATATCCACCATCTCCTTCTCCAAATATCTCAGATGCTGACTTGATGATGTCAATCACGACCGCGTCATTGTACACCCAGGCAACCAGGACGCGGTCTCCAGCCTTGAGACATCGCTGCGATGGGCGTGCGATGTCTACGCCATGGTCGTGCGCCTTCTGCGAAGACGTGGTGTAGTTTGTAAATATATCCAGCATAGGAACCTCGACCAAGTGATCATGCGGCTCCGGGCTGCTCTTCAAGTCCGTTGTGCCCTCAAGGATAAGCTCATCGTCAAATTTGTGCCGGTGCGAGCGGTTCTCTGCTATGGTTTCAGCCGACGTAATGACTTCCGAATTGGGAAGGACGCATCCCCGACACACAAGATAATCTGTGGCCGGGATTGAGATGGGGTACGTGTTGGTCAACAAGGCTCCGTCTGCCTGAATGATGCCAAAATCGAGCACTAGGGACGTGTTGCTTGCGTCGCGGGCCAAGCCTACCATGATTCCGGCGAGGTGGCTCATGCCGGGAGAATTATCGCCTTTGCTCATGCAGGCTCCACCTCCATTTGCATCGTCATCGTCGTCGCATTGTGAGAGATTCCCTTGACGTGGAAAAAACCGAGAAGACGGTCTGTAGTAACGTAGATCAGGTCTCCTTTCCTGACTGCCGGGAAATCCGGCGATGTGAGCTTGATTGTGCGCTTTGGATCGCCCTTCTCGTCGAGAACGTCCTGCGCCTTGGCCTTTGCTTCTTCGAGCGTAAGGCTGCCCATTGTCTGGATGTCTTGCAGGATGCCGTACTCGGTGCGGCCCGAGATG